CAGAAATAATACCACCAAATCCATGGTTTCTATCAAAACTTAAAGTCGCAATTCCAGTAGAACTTGTAACAGTGGTAATACCTAAACCAAATCCAAAAGACTTAGCAAACTTATCAGTTGTTTCTCTAGTTAAACTATGCTTTTGATCATTTGTAACAACTTTACCTAGAGGTGTTCTTAATGCATATGATTTTGTCGATGGTGGGTTATCATTGATGTTGTCTCTATCTAACTGGGGATAAAGGTCAACAACGTTTTGAGTATAAGTGCTATCTGTAAATTCTTCTTCTACGGTGTTTGATGCATTTAATGCAAATAAATGATAAACACCATCTTTTTGCCCTTCAATATAATCAGAAATGACTACACTTCTGTAGATAATAAAATTATCCTTAACGTCATTTCTCTCAAATCTTGGCCAAGATGTATTTTTAGTTGTTGGGAATGTTGGGAATGTAGAAACCCCTGCAGTAATTTGATATGTAAATGACATATCATTTACTACAGATTTGACATCATACTTGCCATTATAACCATACCCAAATTCACCAAATGGGTTTAGAATAGAATCCTTAATACCGTAGATTTTAACGTCATTACCAACATTAAGATTGTGTGGTTTTTCAGTTTCAACCGTTACTGTATAGACACCATTAACAGCTGCAGACCTTGAACAACTTGAAATAAATCTTGGATTTTTGTTATAGTTGTAATCAGAAGAAGTTAGATTTCTCGTAGTTGGTAAGATAAAGTCAGTATCATTTCTTACACCAGTAAAACTACTCTCTTGTATAATAAAACCAGGTTCTGGTGCTTTTGCACCTAAAAGTTCTTTTGGAATGACAACTCTAAGTTTGTAAAGTCTTTCATCTAAACTTCTTGTATCTGGAATTCTCTTAATATAAGATGCATCTGTTCTGATTTGATAACCACCGACACCAAGAGAACTTAATGTTGAGTAAATTGTATTATTTGTAGATTTTACATTGATATACCACTGTTTCTTGGTGTTATCAAACTGAACAGGGTGACCAAGATCACCAGCTTGCTTATCATGAACTCTACTAAGAATTTTTAACTTTATTCCGCCGTATACTGTTACTGGAACTCCCAAACTTGCATCTGCTTGAGATGTTGCAAGTTGAACTTCTGTTGATTGTAACGTTACTCCATCTGTTCTTGTTGCATTAATTGCAGATGTAATGACATAATAAACCGTATGTTCTGTAATATTTTCTGGTAGGTCACCATCTATACTTTGAATTGTAACTTTCTCTGCATTTTCAAGAGTGTGGGCACCACTTAAAACAAATCTATTATTACTTACTTGACTTACAGTATATTCTTTTGCACTTGAAGTAACTCCATCTGACATAACAATGTCAGCAGAATATTCAACCTTATTAATTGTTGCATATAATTTATCATTTACGGCACCACCAATGCGATATCCTTGAGTTAGAATTGGTGGTACATTATCTTGAGAGTTGAATCCAAATAGATATATTTTATTTCCAGATGGGTTGAAAGTTGGACTCGTTGTTACTCCAACATCAATTGCCTGCCAGTCAACGGTTTTTGGTGTACCAGTAATTGCTTTTGGTGTGACAACATTTGTTAAGAATAAATTATTATCTTTATCAAATGCCTTTGCTCTAAATCCATCTCCATTCAAGGAGATTTGACCAAAGTTGGAGTTGGAGTTTGTGATGCTATAGTCTGCACCAGATTCACCATCAAAATGTTTCGCAAATCCAATCGCAAAAACAGAAACAACCTGAATGAATGAATCATTAGATGCTTTAATATGAGAGGTTTCCCATCCTTTTCTGTAAATTGCAGAAGCATCTAGGTGATATGCGGTTCCAGGATCTGTTGATGATGATCTAGAAGATAGTTCTGCTCCTGTTACCTTAGATACACTAATACCAATATATTTTCTTGAGTCTTGGAAATATTTTACAAATGCACGGTCGTCTTTTTGTAGAGAAACACCAGTAAACTGAGCAACAACCATTGAACGGAAACCTGATGCCTTGCTACCATCAGCGTGCATACCGTTCATACCCCATACAGAACGTAAGGAGATATTAAAGATATATGGAGAAGCACCAGAAACAGTATCAGTTTCAATAACAACTGTTGCTGAAGAAATACTACCATTTAGATCAAGATCTCGTCTTGCATTTGGAATCAGGTAAGTAAATCTAGTGTCACTTAAAACTGTCTGAACTTTTGTTGAAATATTATAATCAGTAGGAACTACGTTTCTAATTTTAATAGGTGTCCCTTCGTTAAATTCGTGAGGAACAGAAGTTGTGACAGTAACTAAATTACTTCCAGAAGAACTAATACTGATTGAGGCAAGTGGAATTACGTCACTATCAAATGCACCTACAATTTCCCATTCTGGACGTTGTTTTGCAAATCCACCTGCATCTGCTGGGTATTTCTGATCGATTTCTCTAGTACCAGCACTAGTGCCATATGCATTCGATAACTTGGCATAGTACATATCCAGGTCAGTAAGACCCGTATTACCATATTTGTTTACGCCATCAACATATTCAAAACAAGTTAGTTTATGGTGAGAAAATGTTGGTTTTGCAGTATCAGTAAAATCAGTTGGGTTAGTATATGCTAATTCAGTTTCTCGTGCATCAAAGAATGAAAACTGCCATAAGTAACATGCACCAGTTACTCTAAAAATAGCAGACTTTGCGGCAGATGGATCTGTTGGGTTTGGGATATATTTTGGTCTAACCTTTGTCTTTCTTAAGTCAAGACCAACAATAGATACACCTCTTGGTACAATAACACCACCGTAGATGCTATTGAATTTATATAAAATGTTATCAACTTGTGTCAAATCAAAGTTTGATGACAGTGATAAACCTAATGCCGACGATGCTGTTGGATTGCTGCCACTAATACTCTGATCTGGTGCTACAACTTTTGCCGTTCCACCATCATTATAAAGTCTAAAACCAGGTCTATTATCAATTAAATGCTCACCAGGTAATAGTAAAATAGTCGTTTTTTCTGTAATATCATTATCATCACCCTTTACATATGAAAATCTTGCTGCCTCTAAAAGTGCCCTTTGAATTGTTTTAAAAGGTCTCGCAAGTGAATTTCCCTGATTATCAATACTATCAGTGGAATCAAGATCACTTGGACTTACATAAAGAATACGCCCATCAGTATTCTTTATAAAATTATCTAACTTATTAAGAGGCATTTTATTACGACTTTTAATTGTTTTCTATCTTTTATTTATGAAGTCAAATCTTCCTCGTCATATTCAAATTCAATATCATCAGGCATATCTTCAGGGTTCTCTAACTCAACTGGGAAGAAACAAGGGTGTACTTCTTCATCTATCAAGTAGAAAGAATTTCTATACAAATCATCTGGTTCAAATGATCTGTTCTTATCTGCTTCTCTACAAAGATCCTGATCATACAAATGACCTTCTGGCATTTCATCAAACGTAAAAGGTATATGATTGATGAAATACATTTTCACAATCATACTGCCATTATTGTACCAGCAGTATGCAGAATCGATACGATAAGACATAGGAAAAATTCCCATATCTTATATTTATTTTCAGTAGGGCGAGGGGGAATCGAACCCCCACGGGAATACTCCCAGCAGATTTTAAGTCTGATACGGCTACCAGTTACGTCACCGCCCCGTGTATGGGACCATTATAACTCAGAGAGTTGTAGTGGTCAAGTGCTGGTTGTCGGGATCGAACCGACCTGTCTTGCCTTATGAGGGCAGTGCTTTCGCCAGAGAGCTAAACCAGCTATTTTATATTCAACGCTCGATAAGTAGGAGTTAATGAATGACAGTTAGGGCATAATACTCGAAGATTGTCTTTACTAGCATTCTTCCTATTACCATCAATGTGGTCGATTTCTAGTGTTGTATTTCCAGAAACTGGATTGACACCTGCCCAACTACATTGAGAGCATTTGTATCCTGCTTCTTCTAGCAAATGTCTTCTAACATAACCAGAGAGTGAATTACCCCTTATTATACCAGATTTTGTGCCATTCAACCATTCAGTGATATATTCACGATCTTGGTTGTCTTGCTGACATTTACGAGAACAGTATTTACCTGTCGATTGTGACGGCATATACTTAAAGTTTTTTTCACAAGATAAACACTTACCAATCATTGAACTATAAGTTAGAACAATAGTATTTATACGATTGTTCTAACTAATGGGAATGCTGGGACTTGAACCCAGTTCTACCGCTTATAAGGCGATGGCCTTAACCCATAGGCGACACTCCCATAAAAACCCTGAAGATCAGGGTGCTTCGTCGTGCTCAGTGTGTATTCGCACAAAGTCATCATCCGCAGGTATCATCACAGCAGCTCTACCTTCTTCATCCACAATTCCTAACGTCTCTCCATTCTCAACTCTTTTGATTAATTCATCCCATCGTTCTTGAAATTCTTCCACGGTAAAAATTTCCATTTTGGATATTTATAAATCAGAGAGGATTGGAATATGCAAGACAATCATCACTGACTTGATCACGAACAACTTCTAGTACATTCATGAATTGATCTACGGTCTCACACTCCACAACTCGTTCGTTACCTTCACTCGAATACAAATAGAACTTACGTGCCAAAGTATCGACAACACAACGACTCAGGATTTCTTCGGTGGGCATTGGGTGATTCATTTGATTACCCCCATATTATAGGGGGTCTTGGTCCTGGTGTCAAGGGGGTCTTAGGAAAAACTTTGAACTGCAGCAATTGCCGATGTATTTTTAGTTTTTCTTGCGGTAACTCTTTCTCTTAAATTTTTACATCCCCAATTTTGAAGTTCTTTCTCTTTTTTTGTATTTTTTACGGCATTTAAATTCGTTCTATTTACTGCAGCATCTCGTTGTGCTCTTAAAGATACAATTTGTGCTTGAAGTGCTGTAATTGAATTGGCAATTGATACACAAGTTGCACCAGGTACTGTTGCTCCAGTATAGTAAACATTAGGGACAGTTGAAATACGTCTGGCACTGTGATCTGTCGTTATTCCAGACACATCAAATCTTCCTTGACTTGTAACTAATGATCCACCATCATCTTGCTTTACATTTTCATAACCATATCCAGCATAAGATGTTGATAGTGTTACAGTATCATCCGGATCAAAGGGATCTTCTGCGGCAAAATTTTGATTTGGTCCAGACATACTTTGAAATATCTTTAATGCATCTCTATCTTGATTGATTACGGTATAAGTGGCAAGATCTGTAGTTACTCCCGAACATATTGTATTACCAGGCAATGTGGTGCTGCAAGCAACTCCAGGCCAGCAGTTTCCACTAGTTGCTTGTGCAGATAACGTTGCAATTTGAGATTTTAATTCATTAATCTGTGCATTGAATGATATAATTGTATTATCAGGAATTGCACAAAACTGTTGAAGAGTTTTGACATCATCCTCAATTTGCTGTTCAACTTTTCCAACTACACTCTCATCATATAAACCACTATCTTCTTCTACTTCTTCTTTTGACCAAGTTCCATTAGCATTTTGAATGATGTTCACTTTCATCATCTTTGTTGGTGCCGTAACATCAGATTGTTTATCAAAGACACCGTTTAATTGATTTTGCTCATTCTCAAAAACTTTAAGAGCATTATTTCTTAAATTTTCATCCATTTAATTGAATCATCGTAATAATTTTTATTTATTTCCTTCTAGGTCTGTTATTCTTTGCTTTAGTTCTTCAATTTGTTGTTGTTGTTCTTTAATTGCTTCAATTAAAACAGCTGTTAAATTTCCATATTCAACAGTTTTTAAATCTTCATTTTCTATTTTTTCTCTAACAACAACTTCTGGAATAACTTTTTCAACTTCTTGAGCAATAAGTCCAATTGCAATATCTTGTTTTTTTGCTCTACCAGGTACGACATCAGGATTCCAACTAAAAGAAACTCCTCTTAAACTTAATACTTTTTCAAGAGAATTTTCTAAATTAACAACGTTGGTTTTTGATCTTTGATCTGATGGGCACGGAGCACAAATAGTAGATCCGTTGTAAAGCCATGCACCTTTAAGTTTTCCTGCAGGTGATTTTAAATCCATTGTGAATGCGTTTGCATCAAATTTTGGAGCAACTGTACTCCACTCAGGAACTGCGGCAGCTTTAATTCCATTAAGTTCAGAATTAACACCATTATAAGATATGTCTAATGCTCCAAGAGAAATGTTTGATCCAATTTTGATGTCAGATCCAAAACAATTTCTAATACCAGTTAGTTGTTCAAGTCCAATCGTATTAATTGATAATGGTGAAGTTGCTGAAGGACCGACTACCAATGAAGCAGCAAAAGGAGTTGCCATTGCACCTTGACCACAGTGCAATTTATGAATTGATGCAGTTCCAGGTTCCCAAAATCCTTTTGGAATTACAAGTGCTCCACCAACTAGAGGATTAAAAACATCTAATGTACCAACATCTAGAGTATCAAAAGCCATAAATTCTCCTTATTTGCAACTAAGTGCGATTCCATCAATTAGATCCTTAACTGGACCTGGAATAAAATTTCCTAAAACACCAGCAAGTGGTGATCCTTTACTTATATCCTTACATAACATGTAAATAATACCATCGGCATTGAAAGTGATTGAATCTGGAGTTGACATGCAGATTTTTGCACCACCCAAAGTCATTTGCTCTCCAGCAGTCATGGTAATTGCTTCGTTTGCTTTTACCATAAATGAACCATCATTGCCATCTCCAATGGTCTCAATGAAAATATTCTTTGCTTTTAACTTAATATTTCCATTCTCGGCAATAATTGAGATATCACCTTCCTCAACAATAATTGATTTGGTTACGTTCTCTTTTTCTTTTTGTTTTCGATCATCTCCAGGTTTTTGTCCTTTGATGATCTCATGAGAAGTTCCACGAACTATTTCACCCTTGTTTCCATCCTTGGTATGAGTTTGATTATACCCATTTGTTAATGAAACAGTGTATTGAAGTCCTGGATCTTTTTTCTTCTCTGCTCCTGGACCAAAGAATACTTTTCCGTATGGGTTATCACTAAGTAACCATTCTGGTTTTGACATATTTTACCTCACGCAATCAATAACTCTGATGATGTTTCTCTGCCCAGTTTGAGTTGTTGCTCCAAGTTCATCATCTGTGGCAACTCTACTTTTAACAGTAGCATCTCGACGTGTCGTTGGATCTAGAACCCTTCTACTTCCTGAGTCGATAGAAATATTTGGAGTTGCATTAGGATCTACTTGTTGTGTACCATCACCAGGGAGTGGATTGACTCTAATAATTTCAAACACAGGTTTAATCTCGACTCCAGCACCAGCATCACTATTTATTTCTATTTCAGGGATGTCCGTAATACCACAAATTCTGTTTGAAAGTTGTATGTCAATAATTTGTCCAGATTCTGTCATTTTAACAACTGCCTTAAGACCTTCAAGATTGGGAGTGATCTTAACAGTATCAGTTGGTTTATATCCAATACCTGTTGAAAGAATTTTAAATCCAGATAAACAGACGTTGTAATCATTAACTCTTGTTCTGGTTGGATCAGGATCTATTGGTTCATCAAATTCATTCAATCCTGTTGGTTGACTTACATATCCAGCACCTGAATTTACAACTACAATGTTAGTAACTTCTCCATCATCATTAATTTCTGCATATGCCGAAGCGTAATTTCCATTCTCACAGGGATCTAATATCGTGACAAAAGGAGGACTGCTATAATTAGATCCACCAAAGACCAGATCAACTCCAACAATTCTACCAATTCGATCTACTACGGCATTACCAATCGCACCAGATCCACCACCACCAAAGATTTCAACTGATGGAGGACCACATCTAAATGGTGCCGTATCACATTGAGTGATGCTATCTGGAATTGTGCCATCATATTGCCCTAGTGTTCCACCAAAAATTGGTAGATCTTTTGTCCATCCAGTTGCACCTTCAATGATTTGAGAATCGGATGGAATTGGTAAGAAGTTATTAAAATTGTCAATATCCTGTTGATTTGGACCGTCCTTCAGAGGATTACCTATGAAACTTTTAACCTGCGGACAGTTTGGCTTTGCACACAAGAATGATTCAAATCCAAGAATAAAATCAAGTGCCTGGAAGACTGATCCTGCAATTTTACCAACACCACCTAGTACATCATTGATTTGATCAAGTATAGGACCGATTGCCTTATCAATATCTGATGCTAACTTATTGATTAGAGAATTTGTCCACTGTTCTGCAGCACAAAAAGGAATATTAACAACTTTACCAATGAGTTCAAATAAGAAATCACCGACCATTTGTGCCAATCCCTTGACAATATCTTTGAACTTACAAAAAATTGTATCGACGACTTTTTGTACGATAGTATTCTTAATTGCCTTGGCAACTGTTGGTATAAGAATATCGAGGAGATCTTGTATACCTGCTCTGATTTTTCCGATTAGATAGTTTCTCAATCTCTGAATAAGAATTTTAAGAATAGCAGCAATAATACTTCCAGTGTTACGAATCAAACTACTGATCTGACCAATTTTATTGATTGTTCCATTAACATATAGTTGACCGTACTTTTTAATCTTCTTGAGAGTTTTGAAGAAACTGAGTAGTGCGGTATTGATTCCAGCAAGTTCTGATGTTCCGCAAGGATCTGGTTGAACTCTTTCCTTTTGATACGTTTGTAGAGCTTCTTGGAATGCTGTTGAATTGATATATTCTTCACACTTGGGAGGATCTACATATCCAACTCCCTTGTCAGTTTGTAATGTTTTACATGCTGCAGATTTTCTCTTTGCTTTTTCTTTGTCAATTGAATCAAGAATATTTTGAGTTGATTTAAACAGTTCTTGCTGCTCTGGAGTCCAGGTATCACTACCTTGCTCATTTAATTGTGCAACTACATCATTATTACCCTTTGCAATTCTATCAATTGTTTCGTCCGAAACATTTGCCCATACAGGATCTGGTTGAATTGGAGTATCTGGGACAAATACTGATGGTTGCTCTGAATACGTTCGTGCATTTGGACTACTAGCAATTTTTCGTCTAATACGATTTGCTATGTCGGCACTCATCTCACCAACAATTCTTTCATTAGTTTGTTCATTGATTGCAATATATGCAGATCCATCAGAACTTACTTTTATAGTTGTTGGTTTTCCTTCAAGATCAAGTCCAGTAAATGTATTTCCAGCAAGATCTGTTCCTGGTCTTGGTTTTCTGGGTGGTGATACTGGTCCTTGAGTTACATTTACTCCAGCAGGAATTGAAACCTTTTTTTGTGTTGGTATGTTTGGTATCTGACCTTTTGATTCTATTTCTTTAACTACATCATAATTTTCTACAAACGTTGCCGTATAATTATCAGGTCCAAGTAAATACCACTGTGGTTTATTTTCTACTTGAACGTATATTTTTCCACCAATTACTTTAGTTTTGGTTACGTTATTTACAGACATTTATATTTTCACCTCCTTATTCTGATATTTATGGGTCATATTATCCTCTCCCAGCTGCTCTATTGGCATAGAAAGTTGCGGAAGCATCATCTCCACGAAGTGTTGCTTCTTTACTCATTTGTAGGTTAAAAGCAGTTTCCTGCATTTTATTAAAGGTTGCGAGAGTGGAAACAGGAATATCTCGGTCTTTATAAGTATAATTTGTTTTGTTTCCATCAGCATCAATAATAGTAACAGTTTTTGTCCCATCTGGACTTTCTGTGATTATAGGTTCTTTTGGAATTCCACTTTCTGATACATTTTTGGATTGGGGATCTTTAGTTGCTCCAGCAATTTCTTCCTTTGTCGGTTGTGCTGGTCCTTTTGGTTTTGTATCATCACCAATGATCTGATGAGCTCCAGGAGTTAATCCAGAATTGAAACGATCTACCCTTTTGAATTCTGTCGTACCATTTTTAGATTCTCGTATGTCAAATTGAGTTAGGTTATTACCAAATACATGAACGACTGCTGGAATCTGTTCACTCTCATCCAAATAACATGCCATGACCCATTCACCACCCCACAATCCACAAGAACCACCATTCAAGTTACCATGAGAAGTTGATTTTAAAACAATTGCCCAGGGTAAGTTTTCGTCTTTTACTTCATTCATACTAGGATGCTTTCCAGGTATTCGAATTCTAACTCGATCTCCATGGGCATCTTGCCACTTTGCATTTTTCACATGCTGATTTTGACCAGGAGCAACTTGGGCAATAAAGAATTTATTGATATTGACCGTTGCTAAATTATTCATTACTTGCTTTTATTTGTATATAGACCGTAAGTGTCACGAACTAGTGTCATTGATGTAAAAGATCTTAAAGGATCAAAATGATGACACAAATTGACAATCAAATATTTTCCACTGTTGACCGGATCACCAACTCCCTGAGTTTTCTTTCCCTGTGACACAATCTCAAAGTCACATTGAATTGTATTACCTGCTCTCAGATTTGGATTGCATGGAACTTGAACTTGAATGATCTGAGTGAATAGCAGATTATATCTCATTGTTGACTTTGCTTGCCATTCCTTTGGATCATTATTTGGATCGTCTTTTATTTTAGAACTCAGAACTCCAATGTCTTTAATATGAAAATGAGTTCTTGTATAAGAATCTAATTGTGGAACAGATAGATTTTTACCTAATGATTTTTCAAGACCATTATCCGTTAACTTATAAATTCCCTCTTCATAACTAAAAGATTGAGGATCCCAAAAAATATTACGACTTTGATACACTCCAGACTTAAGTGCCGTGATTAGATCTTCTCTTTTAATGTCTGACTTAAGTGCAATCTTAAAGTCATTTTCATCATTCTCCACACCAGATCTTAAAACATCTGTTCTATAATAAGTTTCAACTGGTGGTTGAGATACTAAGTCATCAATTGCTCTAAAATTAAATCCATCTCTGGTTTCATAGAAAAAATATCCAGGGTTCCCTCTTCCTGGTACAGATTTTGATGCTAGACTGCAAATGACATCAAACACATGACGAGTATTTCCAATGAATGAATATGAATTTCGAGTTGGTGTTTTAGTTGCAAGTTTTGTTTTCAGATAATCAGCAACTAATTTTTCTACAGTATTTGTGATATTACCCGAGTATGGTTTAAAAATTGCGGTCTCTTGATTTAGTACGGCAGATTTTGAAACCAAATTCATGACAATTGCTTCACGGTTTGATTCTTGATTTGGATTGATCTGCTTATCAAATACCAAAGGATTATTAGTAAAATCAAGAGTTCCTAGTTTTGATCTGATTTTAAAGGATACATTTACATCACCATTCAGAGGAAGTGCAGAACTCAGTGTTCCAAATCTTGTTTGCTTATCAAAAGTTTTATCATAGGTAGTAGCACCACCAACATCCATTAAAGATAAAACTGCAGTAATATTTGGTGATAACAAACTCTCGTAGTAATCAAAACTTGTTACTCTGGCACCATAAGGATCCTGACCAGTAATATCTACTCTCTTACCATTTTTTTGAATCTCAAAAAGTTCATATGCTGATGCCTGTGCTGCATTTGCCATTTATCTTATAATCTCCATATTTCTGGTAACTTCTGTCTTTGTGGTGATGAACTGGATGCCTGTTGCATTGGGACTGGATATGGAAATGGTACAAAAGTTTCTACTGGTTGTACCGCATAAATGAACAGTGATTGATTTCCACGACTACTTGTATTATTTAATAGTTTTCTGTTACCACCTCCACCAGGTCTTTCTAATGCCTTTAAAAGGTTTCCGGCAGCTCCAGATACTGGATCACCTGATCCTGCAGGAGATAATTGTACTCCACTGGGTGGTTGTACAATCTGTGCTGGTTTGATTGCTGTTGCAGGTGGTTGTGAACCAGGAGATGGTTTTCCTTTTAAAATATCTTTAGAAACATCAACCAAAACAGAGTTTGATGCTCTAAATCCAACACCATTAACATGAAGTGATATATGAGGATATGGTTGGTTTCCTGCACCAATCGTTCTTCCAGATGCACCTTGATATCCTAATAAAGTTCCTTTAGGTATTACTTGTCCTTCTTTTGCTCCTTTAAATGGTAAACTTTTAAAGTGACCCATCAGAACTTCATATTCTTTATTACCTCTCTTGAAATAATAAGCACCATAGTATCCAAAACCTCTACCAGATCCTCCTAAAACATTTGGTGTTCCTTGAAGACCAACGGAAGGCATTCCATCTGTTCCTCTACTCTTATAAATTAAGTCAAATGGTGCATAAATTGGTGCCCCAATACCACCAGCAAGATTCATATCCAATCCAGTTTGATTTCCGTCTGTATCTCCAGTTGGCCCAATGGAAGCACCAGATGCATAAGTTTGTCCAGAATATTGTTGCTGTCTAATTGATTGTTGATCCGGAGTCGGTTGAGGACCAAATCCAGGACCAGTTTTTCTTGTGTCAGATAACCCTGAAAGAGAACTCCATTCCCTAAAATTCTTTGACAGTTCTGCAAATGCCATTACATTTTTTTCATCTCTTTGAGCCGTTTGATTAATATTTTCAACTGCTAAAGAAAAATCTTCAAATCCATTACCCATACCTCGTTCTGCTCTTTTGAGTTGACCACTTTTTCTTGGTTGATATGGTGCTCTAGTTTGTGGTTCTGGTTGTACCGTTCCACCTTTAGAAAACTTTTGTGGTGGTTTTGCTGCAGGTGTTGGAGTTTGGGATGATTGAGATGTTGAAGACTGAGGAGTAGTTGCTGGATACATTGAACCAGGTGCCATGAGTGTCATTGGCACATTTGGTGTTGAACTTGGTTTATTATTTTTTTCTCTTTTACTGAGTTCCTTTTCTAGTTGCGATATATCTTTATCTGATTGATCTGCCATTTTCAGACCATCATCAGCCTCTTTTTCAATTGCCTTTAAATCTTGATCTATCTCTTTTTGCTTTTGTGGTGTTAAGAGATTAATAAGTTCTCCGAGTTTTTGAAATCCTGTTCCAATTGTTGTCAATACATTTCCTACTGATTTTATAAAGTCACTATTGAAAAATTCTTCAATTTTTGCGATAATGGCAGGGAGTTTTTGAACTAAAATGCCAAGTGCAATTAATCCAAAGAAATCTAAAATTTGATCAAATATATTTCTAGCAGGAGCAGTTACAACACTTGCAAGTCTTGAGAATCTCGCACCAATTCCTAAATTTTTACTTTCTACTCTGGTTTCTTCTGCTCTTAATTCTCTTTGCTTCTCTAATTTAAAGAATAGTTCTTTTTTCTGAACTCTAAGTTTTCTTAGTTCTTTATTTGAACTAATCAAATAACTTTTAATGTTTGTGACATTCAGTTTAAGATTCTTGACTTGATTATCCATATCTTATCCGATTAACTGAATTCCATATAATCCAGGTGTGACTTCCATATAAGGATTGGCAAAGTTCACTGGAGATATCACAGGAACATCTGTTGCTTTACCTTGCATTTGTGGTATTTGTGGTGGTTTTGATGATTGTTTTGGTAATACCATTGGTAGGAAAGTCATTCCACCACCAGAACCAGCAGAAACATTCATACTGATGTTTGTAATTCTTGGTGCCGCAGATACCGATGGAGATGGAGCACTAGTTTTTGGAGAGATTGATGGTGATCTCATCCCACCTCCACCAGGTTTAGTTGGTTTAGTTTTTTTCTTTAAGATCTCTTCCTTTAAATATTTGTCAAAATCTTTAATAACTTTTGAAAATTCTTCAGATACATCTCGTTGATAATCAGAAACCGTGAACAATTTACGAATTGCTTGTGTAAAAAGTACCCATAGTCTTCCAGCATTATCATTGATGTCTTTTAAGAGAGGTCTGAACAACATTGAAGAAGTTGTTCGAATAACTTCCTCTCCTGGAGCAAGCATTGCTTTGACACTATCAACAAATCCGGATCCTTTACCAGGAACTGTTCCCCCACTTGCAAATCTTGGTGTTTCTCCAAGATCTTTCAGAAGTGATAAAAGAAAGTCCATTTTTACTTCACTCTGTGTAGCAGAACCTAGATTTATTATTTTTTCAAGAGAATGTTGCGGTGAAGATTGATAATTTTTTTCTTTCTCTAAATCAGATTGTATCCTTTCAATAGTTTTACTTCTTTTATTTGGATCATAACTGTTAATCCTATTAATGGTATCTTTTCTAGTTTTTTCCATCAATGGATCAGTCACTTTTTTAATTGCAAACTTTCCTAACATCTCAAGTCCAATACCTATTCCAAGAGTAGCTCCACCTCTTAATAAAGAACCTGGTGAAATTTTAGGCAGACTAGGTAATTTAAATCCTCCAGTTCCCTTTAAAGTTCCTTCTGGTGTAAAACCACCTTTAGTTAACATTCCAGTTGGATCTATCAATCCCTTGCGAAGTAGTCTAAATCTATCTCCAATATTTGATTTTCCTTCGATAAATCTGGCGAAAGATTGATTTGTACGACTTACTGACGGTCCAGATATTGGTTTTGGTACACTTGGTTTTGGTCCCTCAGGAGGTTTTTTTTGAAATATATTAAATAATCTTCCAGGCAACTTCCATAAAAATCTTCCAAGCAGAAAAAGTCTTCGAACCCACTTAAAGACTTTAAATCCTATAATTGTAATAACTGCTGGTACAAATGCCTTACCAATCCAGTAGAAAATTTGATCTAATAACTTTCTATTATTTTCGTCTTGTAACCACTTAAACGCAACATTTAAAACAATACCACTAAGAATAAGAGAGAAAAATTCTTTGATCTTATCAAAAACACTTTTAATTGGAGCAGTAACTCTTTCTGCAATCGACTGTCCAACACCAGCAATTTTTTTACCAACACCTTCTACGGATTTTTCTTTTTCTGCGACTTTTCTTTTTGACTCTGCTGATTTTATTTTTTTAACTGCTTCTTTCTCTTCTACAATTCGCATTGCAAAGTCAAGAGACAGTTGCTTCTGAATCTCAACAAGAATTCTATTTGTTTCTGCTAGTGCTTTGTAAGTATTTTCTTCTGTATCTTGCTTTTTAGATAAGACTTTTTCAGCATCTAATGGCTTTGGTTTCAGTGCCTCAAGTTTTTCTGATAAATTGATTGGTGATCTAAAACTAAATCTCGTAGTTCTTAGTTTTGGTGTGACTGGACTTGTGGATGAGATCGCAGAAGATGCACGAAGTACCGAAGAAGAGATATTTCTCTTGCTCAACTTCGGTACTGCTGGTGCTCTATAGATCTGATTAATGTCCACTCTGCTGCTGTGCTTTTAGGTTTTCTTCTTCAATATACTGTTCAAGTAAAGTAAGGTATACTTCTCTCTCCCAGGGAATCATATTTTCGAGCTCTGTTAATGAATATTTATGGTGCTGCATGAGGGCAAAATTAACCTTGTAGTATGACTCAAGATTAGTATGAGCCATACCTAGCTGAAAAAACTTGCCAAACCCTCCAGAACTACTTCACTTTCAACACCAGTGTTTGGATTTTTTACCGTGACTGTATGAGACAGTTTGGGCATCGTGACAAAAAATGTTTCGATCTCTTTGAATTGCTTTGTATTAAGTTGCTCTAGAAATTCATCAAGTTCTTTTTTGGTGCAATCTGCTGCACTCCAACTTTCTTCCGAATCGTAGATGATGTCAATACAAGACGTGATCATACTCAGAGACTTATTAACATCACTTGAATCATCACTAGTTTCAAAGTTATTTTCAACAAACTGTTCCAGTGATGGATACTTCAGTTTCATTGAAAGATTGTCATCAAGTTTGATAATGTTCGTGTGATCCTTATTTTTCTGAACCTTAATCGAATCAATATCAATCTCCATCTGAACTGTTGTTTCACCATCATCTGGGCAAGTTATATTCACTTCCACAGTTTCACCAACAGACTTGGCACGAACATTCAGGAACAAGTATTCGATATCAAATGTAGAAAGATCTGATACCTTGACAGATTTTGTTAAAATACAATCTGATAAAATCTGAACAATAGCATCCGTAATTTGCTTCATGTTCTCAGATTCGAGTGCCATGATGAGGATTTTTTCTTCTCTGACTAGAAAGGGTCTGTATCTAATTTTCTTTCCAGTCGAAGGCAATTCCAACTCATAGGTTGGAGTATTAATTTTTGGTAAAGGCATAATAACCTATGATAACTTCAGTTGTGATTATTTATTATCGTTCTCTGGGTCCTCTAGGAGTGGTGCTTTGAGATCCTTGATTAATTCTATTTGTAGTGTCTCTGAAAGCTTGATCTCTAAATTGTTGTAATTGCTCTTGTGTATATCTCCAAGATGTATTTTTTGTAGGAGGTTGTCCAGGTTGTGTTTGTTTTGGTGTTGGTACTTGTGGAGCAGAAGAAGATCTCGTACCTAAATCAACTCTTCTTACAACATACCTATCAAAATTAAATGTAACTGTAACCTTTAATATGTCGGCAGGACCGTATGCTACTGGAAGAGGAGTAACTGCTTTTGGGAAAGCATTAACAAACTTATATTCTAAAACTTTATTAAAATCTCTCTCAAATTTGTAAATTACCATTTCTTGAACTTTATAATCATCTGGGAAATTGAATCTTCTGTAAATATGAGGGCTCAATCCGCTTGGTATGTTTGGTGAAGAACTTGTGTATGATGCTGCTGCTGGTTCTACGTTGATTTGATTTCCACCGGCAATATAATCCATCCAACCTTCAAAAAATCTTAGAGTACTATATTCATCATCAACGTAAAAAGTTAGATCAATATCAGTATAAAGACGAGTATGAGCAAACTCCTGAGTAACTCCCATATAATTATCTTTGACTTCGGCAGTTGCATAAGAAGATGTTGGCAACGTTGCCTCAGAACAAAGATATCCCAATCGACTCATAAATCTGTTAATTTCTTTTAGTTGTGGGTCATCATTATAGCTAGTAGAAAAATGTTTTTGTAATGCAGTACTCAAAGGTATATTTACAAGATAGTAATTATTTTGAGCCAGAGTCCCTATTACACCCTTAACCTGACTCATTTTAAGTTTTTGAACAAGAGAATCGCCCACTCTAAATACCTTATACGAGTCTTACATTATTAAGTATTTAGATGTCATACAAAGGATATTACAACACTGATACTATTTCCAAAATTTTAAATATTCCATCTATTGGTAATATTTGGATTGACACTTCCCATGACGATGAGTGGAATTGTTATGACGATTCAACCCGCAAATTATACAGTAAAGTAACTGCATTTTACTGGAACAATCTTTCAGAAGAAGATAGAAAACTTAGGCTTAAAAACCATGGTATGACAGGAAAAAAACACTCAACAAAAACCCGTGAAAAAATGAGTAAATCTGCTATTGGAACTACAAAACCATCTTTACACAAGGGTGGAACTGTAGTATCTCCAACAGGTGAAATTGTTCACTTCAAGTCTCTTAGACACTTTTGTAAAGAACAAGGATTATCTGTAAGTCATGTATCAGAATTAATGAGTGGCAAAAGAAAATCTGTAAAAGGATGGAAAAATGGCACATCATTATAATAAAAGTAAATATAAACCATCATCACCAGAGAAATATAAGGGAGATCCCAATAATATCATATGTCGATCTTCTTGGGAGAGAAAATTTTGTAGATATTGTGATACCAACCAAAACATTTTGGAATGGGGAAGTGAAGAGATGTGTTTGCCATACAGATCTCCTGTGGATAATCATTATCACAAATATTTCCCTGATTTTTATATCAAAGTTAGAGAACCGAATGGTAAGATTAAGAAATACATTATTGAGATCAAACCACTGAAACAAACCATTGAACCAAAAGTTCAAAAAAGAAAAACAAAAGGTTATATCTATGAAGTTGTTGAATATGCCAAAAATCAGGCAAAGTGGGAAGCAGCACGAGAATGGTGTGCAGATCATGGTTATGAGTTTAAGGTCTTAACAGAAAACGAACTCGGTATTCAGTAATGCCTAGAAAAACTCTGAGAGAAAGAAGAGAACAAAACCCCACTGATGATGACAGTAATCGTCTGCGAGAGATTGTAGACGAAATCAATGGTCTTGAAAAACCTGCAGACATGATGCAGAAGATAAAACAAACTCTTCCTGCAGTTAGTAAAACCAGTGCTCGGGTCGGGGAGATTTATACCTTTGTTTACAATGCCAAAACTCCTGGAATGAGTTATGATCCTTATCCTTTAGTTGCCGTAACTGGAGTATTTTACTGGGGATTTATGGGAATCAACTTTCATTGGGGAGAATCTCGACAGTATACTTGGAGTGAAATTATTGGTGATCTTCATCCAGTTCAAGAAGAAGAACTTTCAGACATGAAACGGATATCATATGCAGATCTTTTAGAAAATCCTTCTAAATAATTAAAAAATAGCCAAATGGCAAGTATACTAAGATATCCATACGAAGCACTATTAGATACTACTGACTATTTGCGAGTTGATCTACTTTCATATGATGCAGTTAGATCAACTGGTCCTGGAAATTTAATAAGAAATAGTGTTGCATTTGATACAACAGTAACTCAACCAAAAAAAGCAAAAACATTAAGTAGTAGCATAATATTACCAATGCCATCTAATATTCAAGATGGTAATAGTGTCTCTTATGCTGATTCTAGTTTAGATGGTTTAACTGCACAAGTTTACAATGTTGTAAATGATAGCATAACTGGTGGTGGACGTAATGGAACACTTGGATCAGTGACAGATGCATTGGCAAATACTTTAAAGGGTTTAGCAGATGTAACTGTGTTAAATCCAGACGCTCAAAAAATATTTACAAAATCAATTGCAGCACAAGCAGCTAATATTCCATTTGGAGGCAACTTAACACTAAGTCAAATTCTAGCAAGAGAATCTGGTCAAATTCTAAATCCTAATATGGAACTTCTTTTTAATGGAGTGACTCTGAGATCTTTTAAATTTTCTTTTAAAATGACTCCTAGAAATCCAGATGAAGCAAAGCAAATTAGAGCAATAATAAAAACATTTAAATTAAATATGGCACCAAAGGCTCAAAGTGATGTATTTTTGAAAACACCAAATCTTTTCCAATTAAGTTATAGAAAGGGTCCAGAGATTCATCCATATTTAAACTTATTCAAACAATGTTTTTTAACTGATATGTTGGTGAATTACACTGGTGAAGGTGTTTATTCCACCTATAGTGATGGATCTCCAATTTCATATACAATGGATCTTGGATTTAAAGAACTCGAACCAATTTATGAAGGAGATTATGCAAGTAACATTACTCCAGCAAACAGTGTAGGATTCTAAAATGGGATACTTCAGAGAATTACCAGACTTAGATTATCAATCATTTCTTTCTGACAGTATCTCGTCACAGAGTTACTTAAGAGTTAAAAACTTATTCAGAAGAAATAAACTACGTGATGATTTAAAAAACGTATTTACTATTTTCAATAAGTATGAAATTGTTGATGGTGCAAGACCAGATACGGTTGCAGAAGAGTTTTATGGTGATGCAGAACTCGATTGGGTAGTTTTAATGACTGCTGGTATAGTAAATGTTAGAAATGAATGGCCACTATCGAACTATAATCTATACAAATATGCGGAAAATTTGTATGGTGGTGCAATTAATGATATTCACCATTATGAGACTATTGAAGTAAAAGACTCTACAGGAAAATTAATTTTACCTGCTGGAAAAATTGTCCCAGCAGATTTTAAAATTCACTATTACGATCAAAATCAATATTATACAAATGATGCTACAGTTTTAGGTCAAAATGTTGTAAAAATATCAAACCCTGTCGTAGGTGTTAATAATTTTGAATATGAAACTAAAAAGAATACTGAGAAATCTTCAATTTACTTGTTAAAAACTTCATATCTTCAACAATTCTTGAATGATATGCGGCAAATTATGATTTATGATCGTTCTTCTCAATATATTGACGAATCTTTAGTTCGTACTGAAAACACTAGAATCACGATGCCATAAGAGTTCTAGTTTCTTATCAAATATCATCACATATCGGTGTTTGCGGGAGCGTTCTTTCCATTCTCCTGCAGCACCTTTAACTTTGCCTCTAGAGTGTTTAGTTCCGTCTGCATAGTAGAAATCTTTCTTTGGGTCCGAAAGTCCGCAATATTTAAAATTACAAGCCCGATAGATTGTACCAGAATGGAAATCACTATCAGCGTAAGAGATGATTGCTTTAACTTTAGTATCCTTCCGTAACTGTCTAATCGATCTTGAAACAAACCAAGAAGTGATATTATGTTCGGTTCCTTGGATTTCAGGGTGTATGCAAAGTCGTGAAAGTTCAAAGAGTCCTTCTTGCTCATTTCGTTCTAATCCAAATGCTCCTTGTGCGATTTCAGGCACAGGAAGTCCAGTAAAGACACAGACTCCCAGAATACCACCGATATTCAAAGGGCAAAAGTCATTGCCCTTATACAGACCATAATTATACCCTGATCGAAATCCTTTAGAAAAGTCCTTAAGATAATGAAACCGCAGAAGTAATTCTGCGGCTTCGGACTTACTTACACGATCAATGTAGTAATCAGACTTCACTCTTCGGCAAGACGAGCAAAGTAAGACAGAGCATCGTCATCATCATCCTCCACAGGTGCCGCAGCACGGCGGGTTGGTTGAAGACTGTTGAGTTCGGTGCGGAGGTCTTCATCAAGATCCTTCACAGGACCACGAGAATACTCTTCTTCATCAGCAACATCAGGATCTTGATAACGAGGAGTGCCTTTGTTACCCAGCACATATTCAAGACGCTTCTTCAGTTCATCATAGGACTTGAACTGGTCTGCAGCAACGAGTTCGGCAAGTGAATACTGCTTCTTCCACACTGCTTCCATCACATCATCATCGTCCAGAAGAGGTGCAGAGGCAGCAAACTCACTGGAGTCATAGTTGCGATAACCAGCAACGTTCTTTGCCTTCAGTTTGAAGTTGGCACCCTGCCAGAAGTCAAACGGATCAATTGCTTCCTCATCTTCAAACTCAGGTTGCATTGCGGCAGTCAGTTTGTCAAAGATTTTTTTACCATACTTAAACAAGAAGACTTTACCCTCATTTTCAGGGTTGGCAGGGTCTTTCACCACATAGATGTTGGACGCATATGTCAGTTTGCGCTTCTGCTTACGTGCCAGTTCTTTGCCAGCATCAGTACCATTGTTCCACAGTTCAGAGTTCAGTTCCGACACAGGATCTTTCTGACCCAGAGTGGTGAGACTGTTCTCAATGTACCAACCGCCAGGACCCTGGAATGCATGACTGTAGAGTTTCACGAACGGCAGGTCTTCACCGTTGGGGGCAGGCAGGAAACGGATTACGGCATAACCATTGCCACTCTTATCTACATCCAGTTTCCACAGACGGTCATCACTAGAACCGCTGCTAGTATTCATTTTTTCAACTTCTTTAACCAGTTTGGCAGTAAGATTGCCAAGTTTAGATTGCTTCTTAAGGTCAGCAAAAGACATTTGGATTACCTCGGATTAATTGGATTCGGGGGATTACTCGGATAGTATAACAGGGTTTCTCTCAACGGTCAATGTATTTCTTGAGAGATTCAATTGTCTTGTTCATACTATTGAATAAAAATTGCATATCGGTCTCTGGTGGGAATCCCATCAGCGCCACCGACTTGCGTAGTTGCTCTTTCATTTCAACCGCTTCTGGATCGTCTGAAAGGGACAACCTAGTATACATCACTCTCTGCTTTTCTAGCAAGAGCTCAAGTTTCTCAATGTGTTCCAGTTTGGTCTCACGGGGCATTCCACCAAAAGTAAGAATACTTCCGTAAATTTCTTCCTGTAACTTATTGATTTCTTTCAGTTCATCTTGAATAATATCGGAGTCAAAAAAGCTACTCATCTATGATTTCCCGTAAAATCTTTTTAAATTGGAACACATCAATATTTAGAAACGGATTATATTTCTTGATTTTTAGACTGACGATTTCCCACACCGGGTCCAGCAGTTTCTTATCAAACTTATTCCCGAACAGGAATATTTTATCATAGATCACTAGGGTTTCTAGGCTAATCTTCCCGCTCAGGAACTTCTTAAGAACGGGTGGATGACCTTTGGAACAGTTCAAGGCATCGTCTAATTTTGTCTCCGAGAAGAATTCGTTGCTTTGTTCTTTGAACAAGTATGTCAAACTCTGTTGTCTTCGCATCCAATCTGCGTAAGTCCTTTCTCCAGAATTGATAATTTCTCCAATCCATATTTGATTTACACTAGTAGATTCTACAAAATTTGCAACTAAAAAATCAACAACTTCTTTATCAGAATATTTTCTCGACGTTTTTTCGAAAAAATATTTATCACGACGACGATTAAAAGATGTAATAGTTGCTCTTACTTTTTTGTTATATTTGAAGTAATCATATTTTGGATTTGTGAAATGCGACTTTAATGCGAGATACTCACAATAGACTTCAAACGGTGCCATAACTATTTTTTCTTTTCTCTGTGGTATTTTTCCCTCTTATATTTTAGCACATCATCTCTATTTTGTTCATACCATTTTTTATAAGTTTCTTTTCTTTGTTCTTTTCTTTTTTCTCTATATTGTTTTTGTTTATCTGGATTATCTTTATAATACTGTCTATGATATTTTCTATTCCACTCTTGAATATGTTTTTCTCTTTCAGCAAGGTCTCTGGATATTATGTTTCCATCTACACCACCATCCCTTAAATTAATTAGAATGCCTCCGTCACTTTTTCTACCATAAAGAGAAATAAGCCACTTTTCATATTCGTAACTTTCTTCTTCATTTTCAAATTCTTTAACGATTACTATTCTATCTTTTGGGGGACAGATATTTGCCCCGCCTCTAATATGAGGTTTATAGCACCTTCTACCAATACCTTTACCAACATAGTAAGGAGTCCTGTCTTCTCTCAAATAGAGATAAACGTAATACATTTCTGCTCTTAACTTAGGTGACATAAGTATTTATACAAGAAAAGGGCAGCAAGTGCCCCCTTCTCACCTGAAAAGTGTCACCTAAGTCAGGCACTATTATTTATCTCCCATTATAGAGGCAATCTTGCTCGGGAAGTTTTCTTCATGAAATTGAGACGAGTTGCATCCCACTTAAGTCTTTCTTTTAAAGGTTTTGAAATGAGTTTAGTAACTGATTCTACCTCAAGACTATTGATTTCACAGTAATGACAAATAGCATCAATATAATTCATATTTTCTGCTGCCACAATATGTTCAATCTCAAGAGCAAACTTGGAAGGTGTTAAAAACTTATTCTCGATTGCCTGTTCTAGTTCTTTATTTGGTTCCATATAGTTCCAGTCTATCTCTAACAAACTCTCTAATGTATTGGGTGAGGAGTTTGATGTACTTTGATTTGTCTCTTTCTTCATAAACGACGCATTCTCCATTTTCACAAGCCATGATGATTACAAGTTTTTTGACTGGAATACCAGTCAGTTCGTATAGCATACAACCATATGCCATACACTGAACAAAATAATGTTCAATCCACTCTCGTGGTTTAGGTTTTTTAGAAGTTTTAAAGTCGATTATTGATAGTTCGCCATCAAACTCGGCAATACAATCTACGGTTCCAGCAATACCTAACTGCTTGCTATAAAGAGAACCTTCAAGAGCATGAATATTATTTATACGACTAAAAGTTGACTTAGAAATCTTGAATAAGAAATCTGAAAGAGGTTGAACTTCTGGAAGATCTTCATTTCTAAGATGATGTTCTGCAAGAGTGTGCATATCAGTTCCACGACTAGTTGCCTGTCGTGTAATTTTATCTGCTTCTTCCTCTCCAACTTTTTTACGCCAGTTTGCAAAGAATTGACGATTTTTGTGACTGGTTACAGACGTAATCGATACGAGTTTTAAGAGTTGATCTTCGTCAGGAACTTTATAATAACGAACACCATCTATAGTTTCTCTCTCAAGTTGAGGGAGATTCAAATCAACATGATTAAACATCAAAAACCTGCTTCCATTTTTGCCATAATGTATTCTTTAACAAGTCCAGAACGAACAATGTCTTCTACACCAAATTCAATTATATCAAAAGATGGCATTTTACGCAATACAGTCATAAAATCTACAATACCATTTCGTTCGTTAGTCTTCTGTAAGTCTGACTGAGATGCATCACCACAGAAGCAAATTTTGGTATTTTCACCAACACGAGTGATAATAGAATCCAATTCGTGGAAGTTTAGGTTTTGAAACTCATCTACAATAATAATTGCATTATCAAGAGTTGTACCACGCAAAAATGAAGTGGACCAGAACTTGATGGTTTCTTGTGATTTGAGATTTCCATAGAGCATCTCGAAGTCTGCATCAGAGGGCATCTGGAACATATACTTCACCATATTCTTATAAGGAATCTGGTAAATATCTGCCTTATCATCGTGAGTACCAGGCAGGAATCCAATCTCTCTTGTGGCGACTAAAGAACGAACAAGATAGATTCTCTCGTAAGGTGATTGCTCATCAAGAACATCTTGAAGTGCATTATAAAGTGTAATAAATGTTTTACCTGTTCCCGCACAACCATAAGCAACAATATGCTTGTCGTCATTATAAGATTCAAAAAACTTTTTTTGATTTTCAGTAATTGGTTCAATATCAATTAGATATTCTGCACTCAGAGGTTTTCTCCTCTTCATTTGTTTTGCTGTCAGACCAACTCCGATTGGTTGGTCAATAGATCCTCTTTTCCGTCTTGCCATTAGATTTTCTTTACTCGTGAACCAGGTGCTTTTGATGCTTTTCCAAGAACATCATTCCAACCAGGATGTTTAGAAATTAATTTGTTTTGCCATTCACCAACCTCTCCAGGAGAAGGACAAGTTGATGGATCGGACCAATCACGGATCCAATCTGGGTTATCTTTTTTCCACTGGTCCCAATCGTGGATGCTCATTTCCACTTCTTTTTGTTCACCAGTTTTTGTATTCACTACGGGGTACGTTGGCATTGTTAGAAATTCAAGATAATTTATTTAGATCCACTCAAGGGCGTCTGATACCGTTGGAAATTGTTCGATAAACACTTTCTTACAATCAAGTGCAATATCCATATGCTCTCTCTGAGTTCCATTTGCAGAACGAAGATTGATATAATGTATCCATGACCTGCATGATCCACTCATATAGATGCGTGTGGGGGTCGCCAAGGGCAATACAAATCTTGCACACTCCTTTGCCACCTCAGCATCTAGAAGTTGCTTGTAGAGTTCCATACCTGCCTTAAAATGGTCATTGATCTTCAACCACAAGTCTGCTTTTAGTTCTTCAGGAAGATCATTAGTGGAATTCTGACGATTCTTGGTGTCCTGACGACGAAGTTCTGGTACAGGAATTTCCTCACCTAGCAAAGAAGAATCTGCATAACGTTGTGAAAATTCTTGGTATGTAAAACTCCTGTGTCGTAAAATTTGTGCTGCGATGCCACGATTTGTTTCGATCTCAAGAGTCATAAAAGACTGCTCAAAAACAGACCAATGATTATGCTTAATACAATAAGCAAGCAACTTGGCATAGTTTTCGTTGTCTTGATTCGCAGGGTTGCTAACTCTAGCAACATACGCCATTGTTTTTTCTGCATCGGGTGTCACACTGATGAGTTTTACTGTCATTTCTTTCCAAATCCTTTTGATGTTTTTGCTTCCAGTTCTGCAAGTTCTTTCTTTACTGCTTGCAGTTGTTGTTTCATTTCTACAATTCTTTCTTCAGTATAAAGGTGATCTTGCTTGACAAGTCTTTCAAGCAATTTCACGAGTTCTCGTGCTCTACTAGTCATCTAAATCAGAATCCTCAAAAATTTCATCGTAATCTAAAATTGGTCTGTTTCTGACTTCTGGTTCAGTATATTTACTGTATGCAGAAACATCAGAATACACTTCTGCTTTGAGAGAATCAACTAAGAGTTCTAGATTACGAACAATGAGTTTTAGTTTGTCTTTATCCATAAGATATCATTCTCTCAAAGCATTTTATCATAAAAAAAGGAGGGGATCAACCCCTCCTTAAAAATTTACTTATAAATCCACTGAATGTACGTTGATAACAATATCGTCATTAACGCAATTGCAGCAGTTGAAGAAATTAGAAATTGTACCATCACTTTGCTCCAACTAGTTGTGCTAGTTGTGCTTGATGACGACGATCTTCTTTTTGTTTTTGTTCTTTAATAAGTTGTAGGAAGTTAAGTTTTTTCACTTCTGCACCTCCGCATTTCTGCAAGGACGGTATGCTACTCCACGATATGTGTTTTGTGGATGAGCAGGAGCGTGTGTTTGGTTATACCATGACACATACTCTTTCTTTGCATTTTCGGTGTCGTACTGACAACCTCTATAAACGACTTTAGACATTAGGTTTTCTCCTTAATTTTGAGGCTAAAGAGCGTTCCTTCAGTCGGCTTTTGCGTCTATGGGACAAGTTTTTGGAGAGACTTGTTTAATCTCCCAAATTAAATCATTCTTTGCTTGTTTGGGAATATCTACTGTGTAAATTCTCCCAACCATTAATTGTGCCTGTAAGCAAGTTAAAATGATTGCTTCCATAGATGAACGTTCCGTTCCGAGTCGGCTTACTTCCGTCCTATTTAATTTTTAGCACTTTATAATTACGTCTTTTCGCAATTCTAATAGCAATCGGTCTTCAATCTTTTGGTGAACAACATCGTCGTTTTTAACGATGTCCATTAGTTCCCACGCTGCATTACAACTTATTGTGACTGGATATTCAGTTTTGATAAGTTGTGGTGAAGCAACAGAAAGAAGTGGAACCCATGCTAAAAGCAAAAGTGCTTTAGTCATAGGATGAACGTTAGGGGATTATTATACCCCTATTCATAGTATATAGGTAGTTTTGTGTGTATTTCCTGATACAATTTTAAAAAACTTTAGAAACCAAAAATTTTGCCGGAAAAATTTCCCCCTATTTGGGGAATCACTTCCTCTTTTTGGTTTTCGGTGCTTGATAACCCCACAGTTTAGGATTGATTCTACCATAACCAAAGTCAATACTCTTCAAATTCTCACGAAACTTATCCCAGTACATATCAAACAATTTAGATCTCGTACCTCTTGTGAGATCAAAACAAATATTTTCTTCTACAAAATACTTGACAATATAAGCATCATTTGGTGCTTCTTTAGTGCAAACTTCAGCATACGAACCATTTTCAATCAGAACATCACACCCATAACGTGCTTTGCAATTCTCTTTTTCTGCTGGTGTCCAATAATCCATATGCTTTTCCGTATTGTGGGGTTTTTCAACTACATCACGAACTTGACTCATGAACGACCTCCCCACCTAATTTGAGGAAATGCTTCTGAAACAATTTCTTTTGTAATTTTATATTTTTCTTGCAGTTTTTTGTCTTTAACCAGGCAAATAATTTCTGCTTCAAGAGGATGAAGACCTTGTAAAAGATTAATAAACATTGACTCACGCCGAATAGCACTCATACTATCGTTACCACCTTTGATAAAATGATAGAAGTGCTTGAACTCTTTACGAATTGTGGTTCTTGCTTGAGTATCAGATACTCCTAGAGAGAAAGAACCTGATTCATACATGGCACGAATCTCTTCTGTAATCTTAGTTGAAAGAGTTCCACTATGAACGGTCTGATCATCATAACTTGAATAAGGAACTGGTCCATCAGGAAGCATCGTGATGATAGATTCATCAAAATTCCAAATCAAAAGAGCCCGAATTGAATCGTGGTTATATTTCTGAAGTAATTCTACTTTCTTTTCTTTAGATCTTTGTTTTGAGATTAAATCAAAAATTTCAAAAGCAAGAGGATTATTGGGAAGTTCTACAATAGGAGTTTCTTTTACTGCCTTTGTTTTACTCGTCGTTGTCTTCTTCTGTGTCGTCGTAGTCATGATAGTTCTCAAAATTAAATGCAATCACCTCATCTGGAATCAGGTTACCCTGGTTATCAAACATCTCGGGGTGAGGTCTTGGAATTTCCCGATAGTTCATCATATATTCTCGTGCTACCCAACCCGCCATTACTCCCACTATAAGAAACAAAACGGTTAGAAAGGAACCGAAAACTAAACTAACTGCGAGCATTTCTTTTACCTCGGGAAACTACTTTTCTTTTCCTGGACTTAAAGGAAAATTCAAAATAGATGGTTACTTCCCGATTGAGAAAGCAAACCATCTTCTCAAAGATGAAGATGATGTGGAACGGTTGAGTCTGCTTTCTTTTGCCTCCATGAAGAATAAGTTCAACACCACGATTTCTATGGTTGGAATTATTTATGTCACTGTTTAATGATTTGTTGTTCTTTGAGGAATTTGATTGTGTCAACGGATCCTCCTAATTTTTTATCATCACAAATAACTTGTGGAAATGTAGAACCTTCACCAAATTCAGAATAAAATTCTTCTTTAGTAAAGTGTTCATTAAGATTATATACCACAAAGCTACTTCCTGTCAATTCCAATACTTGCTTAACTTTATAGCAATATGGACAATCTTCTTTTGAATAGACTGTAAAATTCATAATTTTTTGACGACTTATATTAATTTATAAGAGAAAAAAGGAGGGTTTAAACCCTCCTACTAACCACCAACTCACCTCTCCCACCACAGAGAGGGTCTTCATTCCCAAAGATACAAGGATGTTGAAGACTTGATTATTATAAAGGGTTTTATTGTGGTTGTCAACCCTCTTCCGAAGATTCGGGAGTAATATCAGGCACTGGATGAGTGATAGTTATTTCTATTTTATGTTCTGGTCCATGCTCTTCTAACATTTGTGTCACTTGTTCGATTGTATAACCAGTATCATTTGCTGGGTCTGCAGTCAAATGATAAACATGCATCAAAGGCATGGTAAGTGTTTCAGTTCTTGTTGCCATTTTAATTTTTCCTCCAAAGTTCTTTTGAAAACTGGACCCAATCTTCTATTCGGGTATCCCAGCTGTACTGTTTATTTATTACTTCAACTTGATATTGTGAATCAAATTGACCAGTTCGGTATTCCGTAAGTGTTCTTTTTAGTTCTCTAGTAAATCTTTCAATATGTTTTTTTCTGTCTGGAATAAACCCATAATGACGAGAAAATCCCATTCCAGTTTCTGGAAGAGCACCAAGATTACTGGTGAGAACAGAACATCCAGCAGAAAGTGCTTCGATCATGCAAATGCATGATGTTTCTAGAAAATAAGTTGGGTACGCAAAGATATGCGTATTCATAAGTTGCTCTCTAATTTTTGAGTTATTTGTTCTAGTGTGGCGAACAACTCTTTTATCAGCATTGGCAAGTCTTAAACAATAACGAAGAAACTCTTCCTCTTGAGGAAGAACATGAGAATACTCATAAGTCTGAAGTCCTTGCTGATATTGTTTTTTACGTTCATCTGGATCAAGTTCATGAAAAATATGAAGTTCAAAATCTTCCTCTGGAATAAGTTTAATTGATTCAAGAAGAATATCTAAACCACGAATTGGATTCGGATGAAATATTAACTGCAATTTACCATCGGGTTTTTTGTGAGGTTCAAAAGGTTTAATCGCATTTTTCAAAACATAACATTTTTCCATTGGCATTTTGAAAGCTTCCATGAACCTTTCATATTGCCAATTAGAAACGAAGACAAATGCTTTGAAATATTTTACAAATTGAGGATCCATTAGATTCTCAAGATCTTGCTCTACATGATGAGGATGCAACCAGACAATATTTGAATTGTCTGGTGCGATTACATTATCTCCAGGTATGACACACCAATGCCAATCAGCAAGATCTGGTGCTGCTGGAAGAACAAGGTCTTGCCATGCACGACCCATGATTTCTGTCCCACCAACCCCATCAGGGTTGAGCACTGCCTCAAGAAGAGGTGGCATATTGTTATGCAGATATTCTGGTTTTGTATTAACTTCAGTCATAGTACCTCCTCAATAAATTTAGACATTGGCGATTTCTTAAAGATTTCAAGACCCCTTTCTGCCTGAGCATCAAGTTCTTCTGGTTTTTTAAGAAGTTTGTATGCTGTATCAACAAAACGATTGTAAGTTGATGTAAATACTGTACCCTCCATGTACTCAGGGAAATCAGTGTCATGATTTCTTTCAGAAAGAACGGGAACTTTATTTTGAATAAGATGTGTCACTCTTACCATCTCAAAGATTTGATTATCCATATTATGGAGATTGATAACTAACTTTGCTCTTTTAATAAGTTCATCTCTTTCATCTCCATAGGTACTTTGAATATGCATAAAATTTATTTTTTTATTTGATGCAAATTGATCTAAAATATGAGTTCTTCTTGGAGTTGGACACCCATAAAAAAGAATGTCAATATCACGATCTTCTGGTTTGTTTCTTTCAAAGTAGGAAATTTCAGGAACGTAACCGATCTTACAGTGCTTAATATTTTCTACACCTACTTTACGTAATATCTCAACATTTCGCATTGAATAATCCCACACTTCAAGACCACGATATTTGCGGCACCAACGTAAACATTCTGGTCCGTCTTTCATCTGTTCAAGAGAATAGACGATTGTATCTTTTGGAATATCATGCCTCACCACATCTACTGGACAGTGGTGCATTCCAAAGACAATATTTTTCTTATCGGTAGCAAAATCATTTACACTATTTGTAACATCATGTCCCAACTCTTGTAAAGAAAAGAACATTGCTGCTTCAATCTCATGAAAGACTTGAGAGTGAACATAAAAACCATTATCAGGTACAATTCTTACTAAATTAAATTTCATGAATAAACTCTCCAAAATTCTTTTTAATTTCATCAATTAAATTTATATCCGCACAAATAACACCCAATCCATTACAATGACCAAAATTTGTTTTTGGTATATTGATTTCTTTAAAAAACTCACCTACACCAAAATCTTTGACCATAGTATCATGCATTATTATTATGCCATTTTTCTTTACAAATTTTGTCCATTTTTCAAAATCATTTTTAACTGCTTCATAAGTATGCAGTCCATCAATATGAAGGACATCAATTTGCTTATCCCAGTTTTTAACTACATCATCAAAGAATCCTTTAATAAAAGTAATATTATTCAGTTCAAGTTCTTTTTGCTTCTCTAAAACATAATCATAGGTATTTCTAATTCCCGCATGTTGATCTCCTTCAAAACTATCAATACCATAAATGTGTCCAATCTCTGGAAGTGCGAAGCAAAATGTAGAATAACCATAATCAACACCTAAGTCTACCACAACTTCTGGTTGAACTCTACGAATTAACCAGTCAGCAAAAAGTCTGTGATCTCTCCAGTTAAAATTGCCCATAGAACCAATTTCTGTGAGAGTATGAACTTTGCTATATCGACGATTTTCTTCATCACTCTTTATACTTTCATCATACATCTCTCTCGGATAATAAATGAAATATCTTTCCAGACCTTGATTATCATACTGATGATGACGACGATAATGAAAGCAATGTTGTTTTGGAATACCAGTTGCCATCCAAAGTTCAAAACAATAACGATAGTTTTGTAGCTCTCTCATCATTGCTTCAACATCCATGTACTCTTCAATCTTAAGTGGATGCTTCAGTTTGCGGATGTAATCATTTCGTGCCCACCAGAAGTTTCCTGCATAGTGTTGAACAACAAAATCAAGTTTAATATCGTGCCGTTCTACCCAATCAACACCACAACAATCATATCCCTCATCTAATTTAGCAATACAGTCCTCCCACTTTTCAATGTTGTAATACTGCATATAGTGTCTCCAGTCCTTAATCGCACCAGGAATATGGGTTGAATAAGAAACCATTCCTTTATTATGGAAGTAAAAAACATATCCATCATCTTCTTGGCAGTGATCATAAATTTTTGCAAGAGTCTGACCCTCATAAAAATTTGGTTGTTCACCTACAGACCTCATATCAATAATATTAACAAATGGATATCTATCTTTTATATAACCAGTTACCATCTGGTCATAGGAATGTCCAGTTTTAGAATTATAAAGACCTAAAGGTAGAGTAATACACATATTAATGATTGCCTTCTCAGAAAGACCAACCGTTTTTAGTAAACTCATTTGTTCATCAACCCACCAGATCCACATATTATTAGTGTCTGGTATATAAAGATGGTAAAATACCGTGATAGTTTTTGGTATCTGCTTTTCGTTCTTATAATTTAACATACAATAGCACTCTTAACGTGACCAACAATTACTGAAGGATCTACATAAACATTATAACCACTTTCGGTTACTCTTTCACAAAAATATAAATCTTCTCCTAGTGGAAGTTCATAATTAACACCATCAACCTCTTGAATAACTTTTCCAAGTCCAAACCAAGGTCTTTTAAGTGATTCGAAAACACCAAATTTTACACACATGAAACCCAATCCAACACCATAGACTGGTATTGGAGTTTCATTTTTTTGCAATTCTTTTAATTCTTCTCTTGTCATTGGTCGAAAATCATTCTTTTTACGATGGACCATAGCATCCATTCCTCTAGATTCAAAATATATTCCAGAAATTAAATCTTTATCCGAAACAAGAAGTTTTAAAAAATGTTCTGGATTCCAAACGATATCACTATCAATCATAAAAAGTTTATCGTAAGTGTATAGATGCTTTCCAGGAGAAGAATTGAAAACTTCTAAGTTACGACTTCCAGTGATAGTAGCCTCTCTTGCATTTGTAACTAGAGAGGCGTGTTCACTTTGATAAAACCAAGAAATTTTATTTTCTTGAAGGGTTTGAATTGTTGCCATTAAACATTTTACATATTCGGCACACATTTTATCCCCAGGTGTTGTAATAACCACATTATAATGTGGTTTCTGTTGCTTTACTTGATTAGAATAATTTAACATGTTTTTAAATAATTATCATTTTTTGATGTCCAACACGTACTTTTGGATTAACCCAAATATCAAATCCGTGCTTTCTAAATTCTTCACACATAGAAATGTCCTCAGACCCAACATCTTGTAAAATTACACCATCTGGTCTTTTTAATTCAACAACACGAGGAACAAACCAAGGATAAGGAATTTTTTCATATACACCTTTTTTAATTAAAATCCAACCAAATCCACAATAATCAACCTTAAAGGGTTCGGATCGTCTTGCCATATCTTCTGCTGTTTCATATCTATTTGATCCTTTTTCGTAAAGTTCTTGATCATCTTCATGCTCTACAACGGTCGTTTTATTAGTTACTAATCCACCATTTGACTGCAAATACCATCCAGAAGCAACATCTTTATTCATTTTGATAAGTTCAAGAAGGTCCTCTGTTGTAAAAATAATATCACTATCGATCCACATAATATAGTCATATGGAATTTTTCCCCTAAAAGGCGTTAACATTGTTCCAGCATAATTATCTGCTTCCAGACAATCACTCCTTGCATGATTGACCATTGAGCTATATTTTTGAGAAATATAAAAATTAATACCCAATTGATTTAGATCAAAAATTAATTTTATAAATTGCGTCATGAAAGTTCCAGAGTACATTAGACCTGGAAGACAAAATGCTATTGTCTTTCCTTTCAAACTATTATTCGATTGATTTGTATAATTTAGAGGCATACAATAAAGTCAATATAGAATTCATTATAACATAGTTATACAAGTTTTACCACCATGTAATTCGAATATATCCATCACCACCATTACCACCGAGTCCAAAAAAATCTTCCTCAGGTGCATAACCTCCGCCACCACCTCCGCCGCCTCCAGTGCCGCTTCCACCATTTCCTGCACCATAGGCAGGTGATGTGTCTGCAAATGAATAAAAACCAGATAATCCAACCGCATATAATTTATTATTAGCCATTGCAGTATCCATTATGTCATTAAAAGTATTATTCCAAATTCCTCTCCAAACAATCAAATCTGTAGAGACTCTCAATACTCCCGAAGCCGCAGTAAGAGCATAATATCCACTCATATAATTAATAGAATATATTGGCTGTACTGTTGCTGCAGTTCTAAGTTGCCAATGTATAGTATCAGTTGAAGATGCTAAAAATCCATTACCACCTCCAGTTATAAAAATATTACTAGACTCATTAATAACCAAAGATCTCAATTCATTCGTGGTAGGAATTCCTGAAGTTCTCAGTACCCAATGAATTGCATCACTAGAAACAGACACTCTGGCGGCAGTGCCAGCAGTGATATATCTATGAGCAGTGCCTACAGATGCCCGAACTTTATAGTATGGGGGAGTATGTGCGCCAGTTCTTAAAGTCCAATGAATCGTATCTGTTGATGATGCCAGACGATTTGAACCAGTGAGTGCTGCAACCCATTTTTCTGTTACCAAATTATTGTAAGCTACAGAATAGATGATCAGACCAGCCGAGGGAACTGTTCTTACACTCCAATTTACTCCAGAATTAGTAGATACTGCAAGACCACCAGCATTATTAAATGCCACTATATCAAAAGGTGCTCCTGCTGGAGGCGCATATAATAAAACGTCTCCGCCGCCAAAGACATAGGTAAGAGTCCAATCTGAACTTTGAACAGGTGAAGAATTAACAGCATAATAATATCCCCCATTAATACTACCAACAAAGTATCTTCCCGAAGTATTAGATATCTCAATAGAACCATGACTATTGAAACTTAACGTTCTTGTATGCCAAGTATGAGGTCCTCTAGACTCTGCTCCGCCGCCACCTCCTCCACTACCAATATACATTACAGATGATAATGAGATCGCTGATGGTGCATTTAATGTTTGGGATAACTGCGCTTTTTGATTTATAGATAGATCAGCAGTTCCACCAAGACTAACACGACTAGTTTGATCATTATATGCTATTATACCAGCAGATCCACCTCTAGCAGATCCCCATCCACCACCCGCACCACCAGTTGATATATAAGAAAATGTACCAGCAATATTACTACCAGCACCGGCACTAGAACTTGGACTAACTCCACCTTGACCACTTCTTGAAATTAAAAATCCTTTTTTTCCTGTAGGAGTAATGATTGCTCCAGCTCCTCCTCCGCCAGCTGCCGCAACACCACCAGATCCAGATGTTATAATAATTGATGCAGTGGTTGTTCCTAATTGAGAATGCTTATATACAAAATTTATCGAGGTATTACCACCAGATCCACCATTGCCATTGATACCACCAACAGCTGCAATTGTGGTTCCATCCGAATCAATTGATGTAATTGATTTAGTTGCAAATAATGCAGTTCTATTAGACCAGTGAATTGTATCTGTTGAAGTAGCCAATTGCCCTAGACTATTTCCTGCAATATAAAGATTTGAACTAATAGAATTTACAATATTAGTAACGCCAGTAAATCCAGGAACAGTTCTTAAAGACCATTGAATTCCATCTGTAGAAACTATGAATTGATTAGTAGTTTGTGTAAAAGATGCAAAATATTTAAATGCAGATGTAAAAGAACTGGCGGTAATATTATTAATAGTATTAATAGTTCCGGATGTTCTTGCAGTCCAGTGAATTGCATCAGTTGAAGATCGTATAAGACTTGAATTTCCTAAAATAAAGAGAGAATCTTTAAAAGCAAGAAATGTACTATTAACACCGATAGATGCACCTACAGTTCTATTAGTCCAGTGAATTGTGTTCGTCGAAGTAACATATCCACCAGAAGTAGTAGCGACCAGATATACTGTTCCTGTTGTATTTGTACCCTCAGATATAGAAGTAACATTGCCAGAAACATTTGATCCAAGAGTTCTTAAAGACCATTGAATTCCATTTGTGGAGGTAGCAAGATGTCTATTTAGAAATGACGTACTTAGCATAGATATTGAACTCAATTTTGAATTAAAAACCTTACTGACTTCATTACCTGCTAAAGTTCTTAAGGACCAATTAATACCATTTGTGGATGTAATTGGACCAAAGGGTCCACCAATGATAAATTTCATATTAGAACTATATGAAATGGCAGAAAGTGTTGCACTATTAGTCGCAAGACCAGATCTTCCTTGAGTCCAAATGATACCATCTGTGCTGATGGATACACCTCGATTATTGCCACCCACACCACCAGATCCAACAGTTAGATTTAACCAATCCAATCCATATAAATCACGATCTATAATATAAGATTCATAAGCACCCGAACCGCCGCCAGCACCAGCATAAGATCCAAAGAAAGAAGCCCCAACTGATGCAGATGCACCACCACCTCCTGCACCCATTGCTTCAATATACAAAGTAGAAGCTGATCGTGGAATATTAAATGTATATGAACCAGGTATATCATAAAGCACTGAACCTCTTGCACTTTCCGTAGTTCCTTTTTTAGGAACCCATTTTTTAGAAGCTATATTAGAAGTTACAATTTTTCCGGTTTGTAAAGGTGTACTACTACCATTTAAAAGTAGAATGTTTTTACTATTTGAATAATGTAAATCAGAAAAATAAGTAAAAGTTCCTATATTAATAGTTGTTTTCAAACCCCAATGAATTGTATCTGTTGAACTATGTACAGATGTTGTATTAAAACTCGATAGAGCAAAAGCCTGATTGTTAGCACTAACAACGTCAACAAAACTACTAGAACTAGGTATACCACCAGTTCTCATTACCCAATTAATTGTGTCAGTTGATACTATAACAGAACCAATAGTACCGACAAGTAAGTATAAATTATCGACATACGTTTGGTCATAATAGATATAATCTGTTGGAATAGTTCTAAGTTCCCAATGAATTGAATTAGTGGAAACTGAAACTCTACCAACATTACCAATATCATTTTCTTCTGTTGTCATTATATAAAGGCTATTTACATAATTAATACTTCTAATAGTAGAATTTGCTGAGAAAGCAGCACTTGATCTAGATTGCCAAAAAATTCCATTGGTAGATGTTACATACGCATTTAGTGGTCCAAATAAATGGTGAGATCCATTAAGATATGAGTAATCATAATAATAGTAATTTATACTAGGTGGAGGTTGTAAAGTTCTTAAAGTCCAATGAATTGTATCTGTTGAAGTTACTGCAAAATTTCCACCACTAACGGTATATCTACCAGTTGCAACATATACTCCACCACCAGCTCCAACGACGTAAACACCTTGAACTATTGTGGGGTCAACACCAGGATATCCTGGGACTGGATCAGATGGAAAAGGTAAGGTGCGTATAGACCAAGTAATTGCATCAGTAGAAGCTAATAATAATCCAGAAAGAGAGTATACACCCAAATCCTGTTGCAAATATCCAGTGATAAAATAATCATTGGTAGATGCAATATTTGCAACATCTGTAAAACGTGGAGGAATCGTTCTTATTATCCATTGTTCTCCATCATAATTTGTGACGGATAAAACCAATTCTGAACCACTGGGATTCGGATAAGAGTTATTATCCAAATATGCTTTATTGACAGCATCATCTGGATTATCTACTACATATACTTCTGTGACTTTATTAGAATCTAGTCTAGCCATTTATGTTTATCCATATAAAATATTTATTACCACCAGGTAATTTTTACATATCCATCACCACCTTTCCCACCAATACCAACTGTCTCTCGATTAGCAGCGCCACCTCCTCCACCACCACCTCGAATACCATCAGCACCTCTTCCTGCTGAAAGTTTTAATTGACCGATAGAGGGAAAACCTCCTCCAGAATCAGAAGCATACACAACATCATTAAATTTATATCCATATGTAAGTCCATAAATTCCAGTTGAAGTATTAGATGTCCTCAATGTCCACACAATACTATTCGTTGAAGTGATTATTCTACCATCACTATCACCTATAATAAATAATGAATTTCCATATGAAATTGCACGAACATCACCAGTTAATCCAGGAGTTGTTCTAAGTTCCCACCAAATTGAATTAGTGGAAACCGAAACTCTACCGGCATTGCCACCAATAAACAAAAGATTACTAGTAGTATTGCTTACAGTAGAAATAATATTAGTATAATAAACTGTGTATATTGCTGTAGAAAAAGTTCCAATAGTTCTTAATGACCATTGAATAAGATTTGTAGACGCTCGTAGTCCCCCATTTGCGCCTGCAATCATATATCTAGCACCATCAGTAAATGCACCAGTACCAAGAGAAATAACAGAAGATTCACCACCACCAGATGTTCTAAGAGTCCAATGAATTGTATCTGTTGAGGTTGTTGTTGCTGAAAGACCAGTGGCAATAAAAGTATTGAGTGCAGAGTTATAATCAATACTATTTAATGCTCCAAGAGCCCCAGTTCTGTATGTCCAAGTAATTGTGTCTGTTGAAGTTAGTATATATCCACCAATGGCACTTGGAACAAAAGATCCTACTGCAACATATTTACCTTGACCAAAAGTTATACCTTCTGTTTTAACTGCCGCAGAAGGCACTGTTCTCAAAATCCAAGTAATTGTGTTTGTTGAAGACGCTATATATTTACCACCAACTAAATAAATGTTACTAAAATCAAAATATTTAATAGTCAACATTGTATCATTAGAACCAAAACCAGAAGTTCTTAAAGTCCAAGACCAAGTATGTGTATCATATGAGACTCCACCTCCACCTCCACCTGGACCATAAGGAATACCTGGATAAGCATATATGATATCTGGATTATTTTGCAAAGGTGTTCCACCAGATGATGATGTTGTCATACCGTACATATTAATAGATCCTCCAGCACCTCCAGAGAAAGATGTACCTGCAGCACCATTTCCACCAGGAGTGGGTTGAAATCTTAATGATTGGGTTGTTGCGGTATTACCAACACCATGACTATTAAATTGAACACTTGCACTAAGTCCTGATTGGTTTAAAAAAACAAAATTTCCTTCAAGTAGACTACTTAAAGAAGCACCCGCAGAAACAGATGGATAATTGAAATTCGATTGAACAGTCCCTTTCGCAGAAATTTGACAATTAATATTACCTGGACCAGTCCAGGAAACAATTGTTGATCCTCCGTTACTACCAACAATAGTATTAAATGAAGCCCCAGTTCCACCTGCACCAACTTGAACAAATATATTTTCTGAAGTTATAAGTCCCGCGGGAACATACCAAGAAGTATATGCACCACTAGCACCACCCAATCCAGAAAGTAAACCATAAGATACAAGAACAGTTGTCGCAGATGCAAGATATACATTACCATTAACTATTACAGAATCAGAAATATTCTCAGCTGTTCTACTAGTTCTTCTAGTCCAAACAATACTGTCAGTTGAACAAGATATAACACCATTCGCACCTGCGATACCAATATATTTTCCATTATAAAAAGAAGTATTCAAAAATTGAGCAGAACTGGTTCTTAAAGTCCAATGAATCGAATCTGTAGATACATCGGTCTCAACGGGACCTCCACCTCCAGTAAGAGCAAAGTATAAATTCGGGCCCTCAAGATAATTAATATCGGAGTAATTTCCAAAACTAATGGCTCCCGTTCTAGATGACCAGTGTATGGTATCTGTTGATGCACTTATGAGTTTTGAATTCCCTACAATGAAAAATGTATTATTGGCATAATATGTTTTACTAATAGTATTTTGATTACCTGCAGTTCTTAAAGTCCATTGAATTGCATTTGTTGATACAGCTACTCCACTGGTAGTTGCAGTGCTAACATGGGCTAGATAATAATTAGTTCCACCAACATTTCCAAAAGCAAACTCAAGAGCACCATCTGACGTTGGAATAGTTCTTAGTGTCCATACAATTCCATTAGTAGAAGTTTGAGTATAAGGAAGAGATGTAGCTTTGGAGCTCAATAAATAAAGACCATTAAAATATCTTAAATGACGAACTGAATGATTAACTCCACCAGTAAGTTGTGTTCTTCGATTCCAAATAATACCATCAGTTGATTGTACTACATACGCAGGAAATCCAAGAGCTGCTGTTAGGATATTATTTTCATCTTTCACAATAGAATATTTGTCAGCAGAAGATCCAGATGTAGTGGTTGTTCTTAAATACCAAGTAAAAGTTGATTCATCTAGATTTTGCCCAGCACCACCGCCTCCACCAGCACCATAAAGTTCAAAATAAAATAAGTTTGCATTTTTTGGTTTTGGAAAACCTACGGCTGCGGGTGGTGGTACAGGAGATCCAAATTCTGCAGTACCAGAAAGTTCTTCCCATGATGTTGATACTCCATCAGTGCTAACAAGAAATTTTCCAGAATTTCCAGTTTGTGTGGGTAAACTTACTCCACCCGTTAGGTTAGCATCAACATATTGCTTATTTAAAACATCATAGGTATCAAAAATTGTAGTTGTAATTCCAGAAATAAAATTAGATCCTGCTGTTGTCATTTTTTACTTTTCCTCCTTATACCCAACTGATACGAACATATCCATCACCACCTTTTCCACCAATACCAAAAAGAGTAGAACCACCATTATAACCACCCCCTCCTCCACCAGAACCACGTTTTCCATCTCCACCATCACCAACAAGTCCCCTTTTTGGTGATGTTAATAATACATTTGAATTTGCACTTAGAAAAAGATCTTGAGAGAATAACAAAGAACTACATGAATTAACAGTTCCAGACGTCCTTCGTATCCAATGAATTGTATCTGTTGAAATACATAAAAACCCACCCCCACCTCCGATTAAATGAGTAATATTTCCAAAAGTATATCTAATAGGTCCAGAAGTAATGGTAGTGGTTCTTAACCTCCATTCAATTCCATTCGTAGAACTAAAGAGTTGTTGTCCAACAGTGGTCCCAATATTAAAAATTCCGTTACCAATATTAATGTCTTCGAGAGTATTTAGTGTTCCAACCGTTCTTAGTGTCCAATGTATTGTATTTGTTGAAACAATTAATACTCCATTTGCACCAATAACATAATAATTTGAATTATGATATAATATCTCTTTAAGAGAACCAACAAAATTAGATGTTGTTCTAAAAGTCCAATGTATACTATCCGTAGAGTGATTTAAAATAAACGGTGATCCTCCCCCATATATGAATTCATTATTACCATATTTGATAGTAACTGCAATGCGACTGTCTGCTGTACCAACTGTCCTTCTTTCCCAAGTAATTAAATCTGTAGATGCTAGTATTCCAGTTTGGGATGTACCAGCAGATATAACATATATACCATTTCCATAAGCAATATCGTGGATTAAATTACTAGTGCTTATGTTAGAAAGTGGTAAAGGTAAAAGAGTCCACGATATTCCATTAGTGGAACTATGTAGCATTCCATTCTGTGTACAAATAAAATAATTATCATTTAAATATCTCATTTTACTTACTGAGGTTGATCGAAGTCCAACTGTTCTGAGAATCCAATAAGATGCATCAATAAGAGTAGCCCCGCCACCATTTGCCCCAGAAGAAACAGGATAACCATTAACTATAGGAGAATTAGCATTAGTGTAATTTCGAGAAGCAGTATTAATGTTACTGCCATAAAGAGATGATACTCCACCAGTACAACCAAAAAATCTAAATTCATCAATAGTAGAACTTAGAGGTAACACAATTGGGGGAGATGCATATCCACCACCACCTCCTGTAGACATTGATTGATAATGATCTAAAGATGATGGGGCAGTCCATTCTGTATTATTAAATAGTTCTCCAAGAGTTGTTCCTGGTATGGGTATTAATCCTGGTCCTCCTCCACCTCCTGGGGCTGCATATAAATAACCAGTATTTGCGGAAGGTTCAATACCTCCCGCACCTCCGAGCAAATCACCGTTGGTAGATCCACCTTTTCCACCATTTAATGTTAAAATACTAGTATCACCATTCCAAGAAACTGTAGTATTACCACCATCTGTTGCAGCAGTGCCACCAGATCCAACCGTTACTGTTAAATCAGTTTGAATAAAACTACTTGGAATTTTCCAGGTGGCAGTTGCTCCACCTCCTCCACCTCCGCCAGCAAATCCAGAAATCAATGTATATGATGGTGAGTAACCAATCAATTGCCCTGTATTAGCAAAAAAACTTCCATTTAAGTATCTAATACTACCAGCACTACTATTGGTTCCAACAATACCTCTTTGAAACCAAACAATACCATCAGTTGAAGTTCTCACTCGACTATAGCTTGAATCAGCAGTAGTCGCAGCAAATATATTTTCTCCAAAATCAACACCACTAAGAACTACTGCTGTTCCAATAGTTCTTAGAGACCATATTACAGAATTAGTTGAAGTATGTAACCCATTAGACCCGACAACTACGTATATTCCATTTCCATATGCAACATCATACAATGATGGTGATCCAGAAAGAATATTATTAGTCCAATTAATACTATCTGTAGATGTTGCAACTTGACCAAGATTTGCTATTAAAATAAGACCTGTTGCAAATTCACTTGGATAATATCTAATCCTAAGGATATTCTGAGCACCAGATATACCACTAGTTCTGGATCTCCAATGAATCGCATCAGTAGAGACAGAAACAGCACCAGCAGAACCAGATATGACATATAAATTTGGAGATGGTGTACCAAATTCTGTGGCAGAAAATATAGTAGTAGAAATTAATCCAACTGTTCTTGCAGTCCAATTAATTGTGTCAGTTGAACTTGAAAGGATTCCATTGCCGCCAACGCCACCAATAATATATTTTTGTGCAATTGTTGGTATAGATGCAAGACCAACAGCATTACCTAAAAGAGAATTACCTACGGTTCTTGCTATCCATTGAATACCATTTGTTGACACACGCAACATTCTTGTACTCCCAGCAAACATATAAATTCCACCATTTTGAATGTACAAAAATTCCCAAATTGTACTGCCCGCACCAGAAGTCCTAAAAGACCAGACAGAACCAATCTTATAATTACTTGGATTAGAACTGCCACTGGCACCGCCACCCCCAGCACCAGTAGCCGAAATTGTTACGAGTTCCGCATTTGATGGTATAGTAAAATTGTAAGTTCCTGCGGCATCATATTCCACATAACCAGAAAGTGGTTCCCAAGAAACTACACTACCATTTGTAAATAAAGACTCATTTTCATTTGATATTACCCCAGGAATTACAGTTGCTCTGTCATCAACATATTGTTTATAGACAGCATCAGTTGATGAAGTTGCTGTCGTAATTCCCGTAATCTGATCTGATTTTATTTCGACTGCCATTTCAGATCTCCTTCAATTTTTTCTCTAACTCATCTATTCTTAAATTTTGTTCTTTAATAGCTTCGATTAAAAGTGCAACTAGGTTACCATAAGCAACTGATTTTACTTCGTAGTCAGGTGCTGGTCCTTTAGGATAAACAATATCTGGTATTACTTTTTCTACTTCTTGTGCAATAACACCGATTTGATGCTCCCCATTATCAATACGATCATATTCAACACCACGTAAAGATAAAACTTTTCCAAGAGCATCTGAAATTGTTTCAATATTAGTTTTTAATTTTTCATCAGAGTTTGCAGTTACAGTTCCTGCCGCGACAAGATTTCCGGTTGATGGATTAAATGTAAGTTTTGTTGATGAAACATATAAAGAAGAGGCAGTTCCTGAAGTAGTATCTTGAAATGCTATGAAACGAGATGCATTTGTGGTTGTATCATCAGAAATTGTAACAGATCCTCCACCGCCACCACCGGTAGCACTTATAGAAATATTTGCCGTACCTCCAGCAAGAGTTGCCGTTACACCCGATCCTATAAAATTAAGCACGGTAGCAGTCCCTAAAGAAGATCCTTCTTCTTGCACTGTGAGAGAACCGCCACCGCCAGATATACCCGTTAATTGAGAACCATCTCCTCTGTAAGAAGAAGCAGTAATAATTCCAGAAGCATTTATAGATGCTATGGTAAGTCCTGCATCAACAGTAGCAGACCCATAAATTCTTGTTCCAGATTTAAGTTTTGCCATTTTTTATGCCTGTGCCTCCGTCCAGGAAATTCTACATGCAAGGTTCTTACTACCATTAGGTTCCAAGTTAGTGGCCGCAATAAGAAGAATATCTGGTCCAACTGGATAACCAGGATTTACTGATCCTACGTCACCATTACCACTAAGAATTGAAGTTCCAAGATCACGAACTTTTTCTAGGTTAAATGAAGTTGCCGAAAAGTTGCTACCACCGGAGTTTTCTGTATAGAAACCAAAAATTCTATCTCCACCGGTAAATGCACCGGTGGCATTTACCGCAGTAGCTGCATACGATTGAGTGCCATTGAAATAAACTACTTGAGCAAGAGAACCCGAACCAACAGGAACCGTTTGCCAATCTGAAGGTAATGTTAAATCACCACCAGTCATGGTTTGAGGATTCAAAATTCCCTGTATAAGAAACTGTCCTTGAGAATAAACTCCCATACCAGATAATGTTAATTGCATTCTATTTACAATTTCTCTAACACCAAAATTCTTTCCGACACCAAAATCAACAGAAGGTGCGATACGAATTGCTAGAAGTGGTTTAGTAGTACCAGCATCAACTCTCAAATATCTATTCATACCAGCAGTGAATAAGATCGCCTTATCATCATCATATCTACCATCCATAATAACCGAAACACCCCAATGACTAACAACTGGAGCACATGTACAATGCAAATATTGAACATTAACTTGTGCTGTTCCCGAAGCAGATGATTGCACACCAGGATCTGGAGTAAACGTATAGTTTGCTGTTCCTCCAGAAAGTGTATATGCGGATGAACTAAAATTACCTTGTGTGGAAATACCAGCAACACTATAACTAGTCCTTCTAGTTAGTCCAGTAAGTGGGTAACCACGGACACTAGCATTATATGCACCAATTCCAGTATATTGAACAAGTTCAGAATTGGTAGAGTCCTGAATCATTACAAATCCAGCTGTGGGCCAATTCAAAGCGTTGTCAATGAACAATGTTGTATCATTGGAATTTAAAGCAGATCCTCTAGATGCACCGCTACCAGAAACTAATCTACTAAAAGGTCCTTGATTGATTGCTTCAAATCTACCAGGAATATTTCCAGAACGCATATACGCAGCAGTATTTACGTTATTATTTGGCATCTTATGGCAGTAAATAATATCCCCATTTACAGCACGAAATCCAAAACGAATAAAACCAGCTCCATACCAGGTATAATCAATGTATGCCATCTGCATCTTGGAAATTTGCAGATTATACCCACTTGGTCCAGATCCATCCATCTTATCCATGTTCCACTGGTTTTGTGGTACACGATAATTTTGTGTTTTTAAATATTTTACAGGTCTTGATGGATTAGGACCGATGTATGCTGGGTTGATTCTAAGTGTAACATCATCTGTAATTTGTGCTATTTCATAAGATTGACCTTTAATAATAATTTTTTCCCCAACAACTAATTGCTCTCTAAATTTTGTATTAGTTCCTGTAACAGATCCACTATTTTGAGTTACTGTGAGAAGACCAAATAATTCTTTAACAGAATCTCTTCTACAAGCGTATAAAGTTGCTCCATCAAATTCAAAAAAGAATCCATTCTGTTCATCAAATAAACCAGTTCTAACAGATGCACCCCTCCATGCAGTAACAGTAACTAAAGCATTTACTCCACCAGGAGATGTATCTGTTGGTACTCCAGATGCGGTATAGGTAAATGTTTTTTCACCAGTGACGGTTTGTACGGTAAAACTTCCATTATATAAATTGCTATCCGTAGATCCATTAGAAGATTCAATACCTTCGATTAAAACAGTAACTCCGACTTGAACATTATGTGGTTGTATAGTTGTTAATGTGATAGTATTTCCAGATGCAGATATCGCAGCAATATCATAGGTTGGAGTAAATTTTGCCCCAGTAGAAAATTGCATTGCCTTACCAGACTGATAACGAAAATATCTTCTGGTCTGACGAATTTGTTGAACTCCAGTTACATTATTGCCAGTGGTTATTAATACTCCACCATCTGTTGCTCTATGCTGTTGATATCCTTCTGGTGCAGTATATAATAAGGCGTTTGCAAAATTTGTACCTGATGCAAGAGACCCCGTTGGAGCAACATTAACTGGAAATACAAATGTTGTTGGTGATTCTACAGTTTTGATAACCCATGATCCATTTGGTGCGTTAGTTGTTGCAGTTACTCCAGAAATCATAATTGGTGTGCCGGGGTATAAACCATGGGCTGCTGCAGTAGTGACTGTAATATCAGTCCCATTATAAGTCATAGCAGAAGCAGAAACCGCAAGTGGAATTCTTGCTCCAGGAAATATACCACCAGCTGCAACTACAGTATAACCAGTATCTAAAACAGATCCATTTACTTGACCTTTTGCATAATAATTAAATTCTGTTGCGTTAGCTGAAGCAGTAATCAAATATGTTCCATCTGCACGTTCATTCAAAGAATCTTGTACAGACACAACGTCTCCCACTACTAATCCATGATTAGTAGAAGTAGTTACAGTCATTAAAGATTTTGTGGCATTATTACCAACAATTGAAACAATATCAAGTGCTACTCCACCACTCCCCTTTGCATAAAAAGATGGATAATTTTGTACAAGTGCCAAGGATTCCCACTTTGATGGTTGCACAGAATACTCAAAGTCAGTATCAATCAATGTTTGAGGAGTTGATACCCTCATTTTTGATACTGGATCCGTAAAAGTCTCTGAAGGAGTAAATTTCTCATCATATTCATCTACGATAATTTGAAGTTTATCATTGGCACTCATCGATGTTGTATTATAAACTAAATCAATCGTAGTTGTATCTCTTGCTCCAGTTACAACTTTACTATCCGCATCCTGAGTAACTCCCTGTGCATAGTTAGATGAGTTTACTGAATAAGCAGTTGCCCCCAAATTAGAATCTGAAAAATTATAAATTACTGTATTGGTCGTGACATTTGTAATCAGAATCAATCTTTCACGAAGAATAGCACGAGGAATAGTTATTCTTCTACTGATAGGAACAAATGTATATGCGGTTTCCAGTATTGCCTTTCTTGCCATGATTAATGAGTACCTTTTTTATATTTATGTGTTAGTTAAATAGTAGTAATTTCATCAATCTCATTATAAACAATCACAGACATATCAGTATTTTGCCTCATAAATGTTCCTTGCCCTGGACCATACAAGACCCCAGCAAAGTCATCATATACAATATCATAAGGAGCAAAGACATTTGCAGTAATTGTTGTAACACCAACATTTTCGGCAAATTCTGAGGCATAAAAAGTTCCAAGACCAGTTATACTTGGATTATTTGCTGTGGTCTCATCAAACTCCCCAGCAAGCATTGAACCGTATTGATCTAATCTTCCTACGACTGGCATAATCTTATCCTGCTACAAAGTCCAAACTATTTGCAGTTGAGTTATACTGTATGTAGAAGTTCGTGGTGCCTGCAGTTCCACCAAATCTCATTTTGTTTTGTGATCGAACTCTTACATCTCCATTTACATCAATTTTAAATAATGCATTTGTCGTTCCAATACCAACATTTGATGTTGTCGTAACACCTGTGGCAGTTGTAATCCACTGTGTACCAATTCCACTACCACCACCTCCAGCAGATCCAGTTACAGTAACAATACCAGAAGACGGAGCAGATACACTTAAGTTGGCACCAAAATCAATAATAGTTGCAATTCCAAGTGGTGCGGTATCATCCCTAATACTAACTCCAGAAGAACCTCCACCACCAGTGGCAGAAATTGTGATTGATTTTGGAGTAGAGGAATTATTTGCAGTAATTGTAACTCCTGTACCCGCAATAAGGTTTAATGGTTCTTCACCAGTTGCGGTTACTCCAGTATTGCCATTAATTTGTATAGGGTTAAATGATGATTCTGAATTGATTAAAATTTCACCATTACCAAGATCAGTTACACTAAAAGGTGCTTTAGCGAATCTAATTGCCTTTACATTAGAAACTGCATCACTGGAGTTAATTCCAGCAATTCGTGTGCTGACAGTTAATGCTAAACCAGCAGATGCCCCAGAAATTGCAATAGTGGCAACACCATTAGAGAATGTTGCCGTCGCCCCTGCACCGACAAAGTTAATTGTTGCCGCGGTCCCTACAGTAGATCCTTCTTCTTGAACAACAACACCAGATCCAACAGCTGTAATTCCAGTAAGACCAGAACCATCCCCAACAAATGATTGTGCAGTTATAATTCCAGTGGTATTAATGCTGCCACTAGACCCAATTCCAACTCCACTGCCAGAACCAACACCCTTTGTACCAACATACTTATAAAAAGAAACTCTTGGTAATTGTGCTGCACTAACATTAGCTGGGTTACCAGCATAGAAAAATACTGTTCCTCCAGAATAATTTAAAATCCAATCATTTGTTCCAAAAGGAATTTCTGTAGTTCCATTACTTTGATATAACTTTGGATTATAAGTAGCATCAAATCCATAAGGAATACAATCTACTAAATCGGATAAGTAGTATGCACTAGCGGCACCAGATACCGCGGTCATAGTTCTTTTTTCAAAAAATCTAATGACCCCGCTTGTAGCACCATTAGCCAAGGCAGGAGCAGTTGCTGGAATTTGATCTGCTTGTTGCCACACTTGAGAAGGTAAAACAATATCTCTCGCACTAATACTTTCATTAAAGAAATCTCTAGGTAAAGCAGTTTCTGCTACCTGTGCAACTGCCTTTTTATATACAAAACTAGTTTTTTGTGCGTCTGTTAATGCCATTTATTTACTCAGTATTAAGATACGTTACTAATTGTTATATTATTAAAAGTTTTATTACTTGAAGCTGGAAGACCTATACGTATGTATAGTTGACCAGTTCTAGTAGTTGCACCGAAAGTAATTCTTTTCACAGTGGCAGTGCTATTACCAACTACCAGTGCAGCTGCTCCATCTGCAGATGGACTTGTTCCAGGTGAGAATGCTGCATTACCGTCAATCCACCCAGTAACTCCTTCAATTTTTGCATAGATTTTAATACCACTCATAAGTGCACTACTACCAAAGTTAGAAGAACCAGTAAAAGTTAAATCAAAACTACTACATGCGGTAACAGATTGTGGATTAAACGTTACCCACCGATCACCAGCGCCCATACCAGTAGCATAGTCTGGTCCCACTACTGGAAGATTATTGGTATAAGTACCACTAGGCCATTGGAATTTTCCATTTAGAAACTGAAGTTCATTAGTATATGTTGTTTTTAAATCAGCATTAGAATCATAAGTAGAAGTATATCCAGTTGTTGGATACTGACCTGTTCCAGAGGGTTTTCTACTATTTTCGTTAGTGGCAGATAATGTATCAACTCTTACTCTAAGTGAATGTGTCGCTGTTCCTGAGGATCCTTGTGAGTTATAACTCGTTATTGTTATAGTATTTGTTTCTGAATACTTGTTACTTCCAACAGTAAGTGGCAAATCTGAAACAGTTACTGCTGCACTGGGGGTTTGAGTTCCAGTGAGAACTCTTGTTGCACTTGTACTTAAAATTGTGGATGCACTAACTTCTGCGATTCTGGTGGTATTATAAAAACTTTTTATTGCATTGTTAACAGTAAAATTGACAGAAAATGTTGATCCAAAACTCACTGTTGGAACACCACTAATATAGTGTGAGGTCGTATTTGGATAAGTTGTACTAATTCCAGTAACAGTTGTGGCTACTGGATCATCCACATAAAATGTCAAATTTGGGGTGCTTCCAGTTCCACTATGCGTAAGGTTATATGTATGAATACCAACAGACAATGAAGAAGCTGGAACTATTCTTGCGGTCATTTGTTTCCAGAATCCTTCTTTTCCAGCTTGACCAGAATAAGGATCTGATTCTGAAACAACATTTAAAGAACCGAAAGTTCCGGTATTAGTTGCAGTTGTCAATGCAGTTGTTCCTACACCAACATTATCAATAAATGCTGTTAGAGTTCCAGAATCAGCATCATAAAAATTAGAAGTAGTATTTGTCGCAGGAGATGCACTGTTAGTAACAATAGTTCTTACTGTTCCGGTGCTTGTTTGTGTTGCAGAATAAGATGATGCAAGAGAAAGAGTTAAAGTTGATAAATTAGCTGGTTTTGATGGTGCAAGTTTATTTAAAATCTCATTAACTTCATCAATAGCATCAGTAACTGTAGTGGTTGGAGTAAAAGATAATAGACCATCGGCAAAAGAAGTGTCAGTGGGTGTCCCAAGTGTAATTCCTGTACCCACACTAGAACCACCACCACCACCACCTTCACCACCAGAGATCGTAATAGTGGCAACACCATTAGAGAATACTGCAGTGGCACCTGCACCAACAAAATTAATAGTTGTTGCTGTTCCTACATTAGCACCTTCTTCTTGAACAACAACGCCAGATCCTGTTGCAGTAACTCCAGTAAGACCAGAACCATCCCCAACAAATGATTGTGCGGTTATAATTCCAGTATTAATACGAATTCCACTAGATGAAATAGTGGCACCAGATCCAACAGTAAGAGTACTTGCATTGATAATATTTCTACTATCATCAATAATAGTTGATCCTGATATCTTAATTGCCATTTACGTTACCGTCGTCGTGTTTCCACTGGGTATGTTATTATTATTTATGATAGTTTTGACTTCAATTCATTTATTTGATTTTGCTGTTCTTTGACAACCTCAATGAGAAGACCAATCAAACCATTATAGTTAACAGACTTGATATTATCTGTTGAATTTCTAACTAGTTCTGGCATAATTTTTTCAATCTCTTGTGCAAGTACACCAGCAGAAGACTGACCATTTTCTTTCCATTCAAAATTAACACCACGAATTGACATCACTTTTGCAAGTGGATCTTCAATCGTGCGTACATTATTCTTTAATGCAGCATCAGAACTTGAGTTAAAGTCTGTTGCAGTTACGACACCAGTTACAATAATGCCACCAGCAACAGTCAAGGTATCAGTTGTCTTATTATAAGTTAATCCACTATCACCACCGAAGGTGGATCCACCATCGTTAAATTGAATTTGAGTATCAGAACCACCAGGTGTTCCTCCACCCCCGCCTCCACCACCAGAAATAGTAATCGTAGCAGTTCCACCAGAATAAGTGGCAGTGACACCAGAACCGACAAAGTTAAGTGTTGTCGCAGCAGTGCCTACATTAGATCCTTCTTCTTGAACCGTAAGAGAAGAACCACCACCTCCACTAGCATTAATAGTTACTTTACCAGTAGAACCAGAGATGGTGACATTAGTACCAGCAACAATACTGGTAACAATACCTGTTAGATTTACTCCATTACCAGTTGTAGTTAGATAAGTGTTAGCATCAGTAGAACCATCTCCCTTCAAGAATTCTGATGATGTGGATCCAGGTTTGACAAAAGAATTTGCTGTAATAATTCCTGTCGTATTAATATTTTCATCGATAGCAACAGAAGTATTGCCAATAACCATGTCTCCATTTATTGCAGGAAGAACAACAACGGCATTGCCACCATATTGATTATGAGGTGCAGCTTGAAGTCTGGTATAATGAGCATTTCCAATTTCACAGAATAGATCAATTCTTCCTGGATTTGAATCAGAACTTTGAATTTTTATCTGATTTGCTGCTGTTATAATTCCAACAGAAATACCATTAGTAGTGGTTCTTCCTCTAGTCGTTACACTATCTAAAGTATCAGTTTCGGTATAAGAAGTCAGATAAGTGCTAGAATCAACTGAACCATCTGCCTTTAAGAACTGTGATGAGGTACCACCAGATCTTACGAATTGAGATGCCGTTACAATACCAGTGTTTATTCTGATTCCACTAGGTAAAATTGTAACTCCAGTACCAACATTAACTCCACCAGTGACACTTAAAGTATCAGTGGTCTTATTATAAGTTAATCCACTATCGCCACCAAAAGTTGATCCACCATCGTTAAACTGAACCTGAGTATCAGAACCACCAGGGTTAGTGGATCCTCCACCACCTCCACCAGAAATAGTAATAGTTGTAATCCCAGCATTGTAGGTTGCAGTAACTCCAGCACCAACAAAATTAAGAACTGTTGCTGCGGTGCCAACTTGACTACCTTCATCCTGAACAGCAATATTTGAACCACCACCTCCAGCATTAATTGTAACTTGACCAGTAGAACCAGAAATGGTTACATTAGTTCCAGCAACAATACTAGTAACAATACCTGTTAGGTTTATTCCATTACCAGTCGTAGTCAGATAGGTACTAGAGTCAACAGAACCATCTGCCTTTAAGAACTGAGATGAGGTACCACCAGACTTAACAATTGATGTTGCCGTTAAAAGACCAACAGAAATACCATTAGTAGTGGTTCTTCCTCTAGTCGTTACACTATCTAAAGTATCAGTTTCGGCATAAGAAGTTATATAGGCACTAGAGTCAACAGAACCATCTGCCTTTAAGAACTGTGATGAAGTACCACCAGACTTAACGAAAGATGATGCCGTTACGATACCAGTATTCGTTCTTAAACCACTAGGGAGAATAGTAACTCCAGTACCAACATTAACCCCACCAGTGACACTTAAAATATCAGTTGTCTTATTATAAGTAAGTCCAGAGTCACCACCGAAGGTTGATCCACCATCATTAAATTGAATTTGAGTATCAGAACCAGAAGGCACCGAATTAAATGTAATTGCCTTAGAGAAGGTGGTTCCAATACCAGCAGATGCAACTTCTTTTGTCGTAATTGCAATGCCAGGTCCAGCAATAAATTCAATTGGCTCTTCACCAGTTGCCTTTAGTGTTCCTTGCCCATTAACATACCATGGGTTAAAGGTTGATTCAGACTGAATCAATACCTCTCCACTACCAAGATCAGTTACGCTGAATGGTGTCTTAGCAAATCTAATTGCTTTAACATTTGATACTGCATCATTATTGTTTACTCCCGCAGTTCTTGTTCCGACTGTTAGGGCAAAACCAACTCCAGTAAGTCCAGAACCATCACCGACAAATGATTGTGCCGTTACAATACCAGTGTTTATTCTGATTCCACTAGGCAGAATCGTAACTCCAGTACCGACATTAACACCACCAGTAACTGATAAGGTATCAGTTGTCTTATTATAAGTAAGTCCAGAATCACCACCTAGAGTTGAACCACCATCATTGAATTGAACCTGAGTATCAGATCCACCAGGAGCACCACTACCTCCTCCACCACCAGAAATAGTGATAGTTGTAATACCTGCATTATAAGTAGCAGTAACTCCAGCACCAACAAAATTAAATGTTGTTGCGGCAGTACCAATTTGAGTTCCTTCTTCTCTTACTTCAATTTGTCCTGAATATGTTGAAGAGTCAACTGAACCATCTGCCTTTAAGAACTGAGATGAGGTACCACCAGACTTAATAAGTGATGTTGCAGTTAGAACTCCAACCGAAATACCGTTAGAAGTTGTTCTTCCTCTTGTGGTTACAGAATCTAGAGTATCAGTTTCGGTATAAGAAGTCAGATAAGTGCTAGAATCAACTGAACCATCTGCCTTTAAGAACTGAGATGAGGTACCACCAGATCTTACGAATTGAGATGCCGTTACGATACCAGAGTTTATTCTTAAACCACCAGAAGTAAGAGTTACACCTGTACCAATGACAAGTTGAGTTACAGTTACTAAACCTACTGAAATACCATTACTGGTAACATTACCTCTAGTTGTAACACTATTGAGTGTGTCAGTCTCAGTATAAGAAGTCAGATAAGTGCTAGAATCAACTGAACCATCTGCCTTTAAGAACTGAGATGAGGTACCACCAGACTTAACAAAAGATGATGCGGTTACGATACCAACAATTTTAACATTGCCACCAACATCAAGTTTTGATGTTGGATCTGCAGATCCAATGCCGACTAATCCTGTTCCACGAATAGTTATAGCATTTAACTCACTAAGCCCAGTATAAAAAGCACCTAAAACAATAGCAGTTCTATTCGATCCACCGACATTTCCATCTGCATGAATCCTTATTCCACCAGTATATGAGTCATTTGAATCTACAACTCCTAGATCCAGCAATGAATAAGTATTTGAAGGCCAAGGAGTGATATTTAATTTGTTAATTATATTAAAAGTATTGGTATTATTTGTTCTCAGGTCCTCAGATCTAATGCCGTCAGCACTAACATTTAGTTTTAATTGTGGAATATCTGTTGAGAAAATTGTAATTGGTGCAGTTGGATTTGTGGTTCCAATACCAATAGATCCAGCAGCACCTACACGAATACCGCCTGTTGCTGTAACAATACCAGTTACATTTAGTTGTGGTGACTGTAAGGTTCCAAAGACAGTAGCACCATATCCTGTGGTTTCAAACTTCTTGGAGGCATCATAATAAAGTTCCACTGCTCCGTTAGTAATAAATCTTGCTTTATACTCTGAAGCAGCAGTATTTCCAATCCATACCTCATTATCACCAAGAATAGCTAAATTTCCAGTCCCTTGATCTGTAATATAACTATTTGATCCATCATGAACAATTCTTAAATCATTTCCATCACCAAAATACAGATTATTATTATCACCAAGTTTTACATCACTCTGGAATGTGGCAACACCAGAAACATTCAGTTGTCCTAATGTTCCAACCGAAGTCAGTGAAGAATTAACAACACCACTTCCAAGAGTAGTAGATGAAAGAACATTAGTACCATCAATCTCATAAACTTTACCAGAAGCAAGATTAAAATTCTCACTTGACTTTAATGCTGTATTGGCATGATCATATAATAAGGTATTATTTGGTCCAATTTTAATACCAGCACCATCTGCTAATAAATCAGTAGTAGCAGTTGAGGCAATACCAACAATAAAATCAGCAATTTCTAAAGAAGTGGAATTGATTTGTGTTGTAGTGCCATCAACATATAAGTCACCTTTAATTCTTACTGATCCAGTGTTATCACCAACACCAGCGGGATCAATAATAACTTCAGAAGGACCACTAATAGTATTCTGAGTAATATTAATACCAACTCCAGAAGCACCAGTAGAAAGTCTTGTGGTTGCTGTAGCAATGCCAGAAATAAAATTAGTACTATTTAAAGTTGTGATAGTACCAACACCACTATAATTTAAAGTAGTACCAGAAATAGTAGTAACTAATCCAGTAACAATATTACCAGTAGTGGCATTAAGAGTATCAATATTTCCAGTCGTATAAGTTGCTGTTGTACCAGAAATAGTGGTAACTAAACCAGTAACAATATTACCAGTTGTAGCATTGAGAGTTGCAATCGTAGCAATACCAGATGTAGTTAAGTTGGTTATAATGCCAGTCTTAACATAACCAAGATCAACTGAAGCAGTAGCAATTGTACCAATACCAGTTGTAGTCAGATTGGTTACAATACCAGACTTAATGTATGCTAAGTCAATTGATGCCGTATTGATAGTGCCAATACCCGAAGTTATTAGATTGGTGACAACACCAGTTGCAATCGAAGCAATACCAGTTGTAGTCAGATTGGTTACAATACCAGTCTTAACATAACCAAGATCAACTGAAGCAGTAGCAATTGTACCAATACCCGAAGTTATTAGATTGGTTACAATACCAGTTACAATATTACCAGTCGTATAAGTTGCGGTAGAACCACTTAAATCAGTTATAACCCCAGTAACAATATTACCAGTGGTTGCATTAAGAGTGGTTATCGTACCAATACCAGTTGTAGTCAGATTAGTTACGATACCAGAATTAACGTATGCTAAGTCAACTGAAGCAGTATTAATAGTTGCAATACCACTTGCAGTTAAGTTGGTTATAATACCAGACTTAACGTATGCTAAGTCAACTGATGCAGTAGCAATAGTAGCAATTCCACTAGTGGAAAGGTTGGTTACGATACCTGTGTTAACATAAGCAAGATCAACTGATGCAGTATTGATAGTACCAATACCAGTTGTGGTTAAATTGGTTACGATACCAGACTTAACGTATGCTAAGTCAACCGAAGCAGTATTGATAGTACCAATACCAGTTGTGGTTAAATTGGTTACGATACCAGACTTAACGTATGCTAAGTCAACCGAAGCAGTATTAATAGTTGCAATGCCAGTGGTCGTTAAGTTAGTGACAATACCAGACTTAACATAAGCAAGATCAACTGATGCTATTGCAATCGTAGCAATTCCAGTTGTTGTTAAGTTGGTTACAATACCAGTCTTAACGTAAGCAAGATCAACTGATGCTATTGCAATCGTAGCAATTCCAGTTGTTGTTAAGTTGGTTACAATACCAGTCTTAACATAACCAAGATCAACTGATGCAGTATTGATAGTACCAATACCAGTGGTTGTTAGGTTAGTAACAATACCAGACTTAACGTATGCTAAATCAACCGAAGCAGTATTGATAGTGCCAATACCCGAAGTTATTAGATTGGTGACAATACCAGTTGAGATTGTAGCAATACCAGAATTTAATTGACCATCAAATTTTAAAGCAGTTATAATACCAGTAAATCTAGAATCACCAAATACATCAAGCCTTGCAGTTGGATTTGTGGTTCCTATACCAATATTTTGAGAATTATTAATTCTAAATGCTTCTATATTATCAGTATTGAATCTGATTGTTCCATTAGAACCAGTATCATCAATTGCAATAGAAGAATCTCCTATTTGTAAGGCACTGGTTTGAAGAACAGATGCTGTCAGAATACCACTGACATTTAGGTTACCATCAATATTAGTTTCGGAATTTCCCGATGGATTGATATTGATATCACCAGAAGTTGATGTGATCTCATTTCCAGATATCTGAATATTACCAACTGTCAGATAAGTTGGTGTTAAAGTATTTGTATTTGTCCCGTCCGTAACATTTAGATCAGAAAGACTATTAAGTGTAAAGTTCTGTCCACCAAAGTTTACAGTACCTGCTTCCTGATTGACATAAAATGCCTCACCAACTCTAAAGTCTCCAGACTGGTCAATAGAAACAAAATAAACATTTGCATTATTAGAAGTTACAACCTCATCTGCTTGATTGACTAAAGATATGTCTTGACTAAAATCTTTTCCTGATCCAATGTGTCCGAAGTTAAATGCAAACAATCGGAGACCAACACCTGGTCCATCAGCACTAATACCAGTATTACCAAAGACTACAGCAGATCCGATAGATCTCATTTCAGCACCAAACTGCTGATAGTCTGCTAATGTAATTTTAGTTGCCGTTGCAATTCCTACACCAGAACGAACCCAACGAATGTCTTGTGCTGGAATTGAACTATCAATAAAAGAAGTACTGGCAGATGCACCATCAAGATGGAGAAGAAGTTTATCACTACCATCAGAATTAAATTGAGTTGTTGATGGAGTGAAAGTTCCAGTATATCTTGCAGTATTTGAAATTCTAACTTCATCAATATAACCAACAAAAACATTGGATGAAGAACTATCAGCACCAATTGTCAGTTGTCCAGTGTTACCAATGGATGAAGAATTTGTTTCTGTCGTACCAAGTGCAGTTCCATTAACATAAGCAGTAATTGTTGATCCAGAACGAACTAATGCAATGTGTGTCCAGGTATTGATCGAAATCGAACCACCAAACGTTGTAGAAGCACTGCCAAAGAAATTACCAGTTACAACTCCACTTTCCAATGAAAGGTGATATCTACCAGTTGTTTCGGTTCCTAATGAGAAAAGATAACGACTTCCAGTTACACTTGTTGGATAAATCCATGTTTCTGCTGTAAAGTTTCCAGAGAATGCAAAGTCTGATCCACCTTCACATCTCGCATAGTCTCCTGTACCATCAAGATATAAAGATGCAGTTCCAATCTTTTTCTGCAGTGTCGATAACTGGGCATCACCATAAGCAGTTACAGTCTTGCCAAGTCTCGATGTTGGGAGTTCAAATAGTCCCTCACCCTTACCAGTAATTGAAGAAAGACCAGTTGCTGAGGTATAACTCCTAACCGTACCAAATCCAAGTGCTTCTTTGTAAGATATATTACCACTGGTGGTTGCAGAACCTGCCATGGTAACAGAGAATGTATTAACTCCAACGTATCCAGTAACACGATAGAATCCATCTGTTGCCGTACCAGAAGTAAAGTCAGCAAAAACTCTATCTCCAACAGTCAAACCATGGCCGACTCTGGTGATTGTAAGTGCAGTTCCTACTTGAGAATAAGTACCAGACCTATAGTTTGCTTCAAGGTAATAAAGTTCGTCATTCGTGGTTGGATATCCAGAACCACCGGTAATAATTCCAGAAGTTTTAATTCTTACATAACCAGTACTTGCTACACCAACAGTTCCATCATATGCATGAATTCCTTTATCAGCAAGATAAGAGAAACAGTTGACCCATTCGGTTCTTGCACCGTTGGTCATCTCTAGTGCAGTGTTGTTAGGAGTGATAAATGTACACTCATTGAACAACATTGCTGGTTCAAGTGTGTCTGTAGTAACGACACTACCATCAATTAATGCACCACGACCTGCTTTGTAAGTAGATGGTGGCGAATGTGGAGTATCAAATCCATATGGATCTGTAGAGGAAGTGACTGATCCTCTGTTTAATACTGTTACTCTCTGAATGTATGGTGAACGAGTTGTGGTCTTACTGTTGTTTGCGAATCTAAAACCATAACCAGGTTCATAAAAATTACCAATACTTAAATCTTCAACTGTCGTTTCACCATTAAGCAAGAATCCATCATTCTGCTTTGTTCCTTCTGTTGGTTGAATGAATGTACCACGAAGACCAACACCTCTAATAGTTACACCAACTGGAACTGTTAGTGGAAAAATTTCAGTGAATGTACCTGACTGAACAAAAATCGTATCACCAGACGTTGCAACACTCAGAGCATGTTTAAGTGTGGCATATGGTTCGTTTAAATTATTTCCAGTATTACCATCACTTCCATTTGTCGCAACATAATATGTCTTACCTGGTGCATTTATACTTCCATCAAATCTAGTAGCACTAATGATTCCACTAGCACCATACATTGTAATTGCGGCACCTACTTGAAATGTACCTAATGGATTTGTTATCCCTACACCAACATTTCCTAACGGTGTTGCAATTAAAACTGTACCACCTACACCTACTTCTAGCCCGCGCTTTACCCTAAAGTTCTGTTCTGCCAAGGTTCACTATCCCCTATGGTTCTTTTTATCTATTTATCAAACTACGATAGAAGTAAAACTAATCTTAAATGTTGTTGAAGAAGAACTTGCAGGGGTTGCCAGTAACCTTATATTTGCACCAGAAATATCCACATCATAACTAGCAACAGTTCCATTATTATAGACAGTTCCATATTCAGTCAAATATGCATTTGTACTATCATGAACTACAAGTATCTTTGTAGTATGGAAATTAGTTCCTTCAACTGCCTGAACAAGGTATTCGACAGAACGATACTGGTTTCTTGAAATAGTATGAATAGATGTTTGTGATGTTGTAGTTGTTGTTGCAGTTGCTGATCCTGTTCTGGTTGAAGTTGTATCATGAGTTGGTGCAGTTATTATACCAGAAACATTTGCATTGGTGTAAGTTAAGTCAGTACCAGAGATTGTGGTAACAACACCAGTTACAATGTTTCCAGTAGTAGCATTAGCAGTCGTAAAGTTACCAGTAGTATAAGTAGCATTAGAACCACTAAGTGTGGTAACAACACCTGTTACAATGTTACCTGTGGTAGCATTAGCAGTCCCAAAATTACCAGTCGTATAAGTTGCTGTTGTACCGGAAAGAGTTGTAACGACACCCGTAACGATATTACCAGTTGTCGCATTAGCAGTTGTAAAGTTACCAGTGGTGTAAGTTGCATTGGTGCCACTTAAGGTTGTGACCAAACCAGTAACAATGTTACCAGTAGTAGCATTAGCAGTTGTAAAGTTACCAGTGGTGTAAGTTGCATTGGTGCCACTTAAGGTTGTTACGACACCAGTGACAATGTTACCAGTGGTGGCATTAGCAGTTGTAAAGTTACCTGTAGTGTAAGTTGCCGTGGTTCCAGAAAGAGTTGTTACGACACCAGTTACAATGTTACCAGTGGTGGCATTAAGAGTCGTGATAGTACCAATGCCACTGGTGATTAAGTTGGTAACAACACCAGTAACAATGTTACCGATATTGGTATTAGCAGTTGTAAAGTTACCTGTAGTGTAAGTTGCCGTGGTTCCAGAAAGAGTTGTTACGACACCAGTAACAATGTTACCAGTAGTTGCATTAGCAGTTCCGAAGTTACCGGTCGTATAAGTTGCCGTGGTTCCAGAAAGAGTTGTTACGACACCAGTTACAATGTTTCCAGTAGTAGCATTAGCAGTCGTAAAGTTACCAGTAGTATAAGTAGCATTAGAACCACTAAGTGTGGTAACAACACCTGTTACAATGTTACCTGTGGTAGCATTAGCAGTTCCGAAGTTACCAGTGGTGTAGGTAGCAGTAGTACCACTGAGTGTGGTAACAACACCAGTGACAATGTTACCAGTGGTGGCATTAAGAGTCGTGATAGTACCAATACCACTGGTGGTTAAGTTGGTTACAATTCCAGTCCTAATATTTGCTCTATCAATTGAAGCATTAGTATAGGTAGCAGTAGTACCTGATAAAGTTGTTACGATTCCAGTAACGATGTTACCTGTTGTAGCATTAAGAGTCGTGATAGTACCAATGCCATTTGTGATTAAGTTGGTAACAATACCTGTTACAATGTTGCCATTCGTAACATTGATATTTGTAATGGTACCAATTCCAGAAGCACTGATATTTGCTACTGTTAATAGAGTCGAACTTAAAACTTCAGTGCCATTAATCTCATAAGATTTACCAACAGCAAGATTAAAGTTCTCACTAGACTTTAAAGCAGTATTAGCATGATCATATGTTAATGTATTATCAGGACCAATTTTAATTCCAGCCCCATCTGCTAATAAATCAGTTGTTGCTGTAGAAGCAATTCCAACGATAAAATCAGCAAGTTCGATTGTTGCAGAATTGATGATGGTTTGTGTTCCATCAACGAATAGATCTCCTTTAATTCTTACGGCACCAGTATTATCTCCAACTGCTGCCGGATCAATAATAAGTTCTGAAGGGCCTTGAATTTGACCAGTTAATTTAATATTACCAACTACATCTAATTTTGATGTTGGATTTGTGGTTCCAACTCCAAGATTACCAGAAACATAAGCACCACCAGTGACTTGAAGTTGTTGTGCCGTTAAATTAGTTGTTGAAGTAATACCAAGAGTGCTTATTCCAGTATAATTTAAATTTGTACCACTTAGAGTTGTGACTACACCAGTAACAATGTTACCAGTGGTGGCATTAAGAGTCGTGATAGTACCAATGCCACTGGTGATTAAGTTGGTAACAACACCAGTAACAATGTTACCAGTGGTGGCATTAAGAGTCGTGATAGTACCAATGCCACTGGTGATTAAGTTGGTAACAACACCAGTAACAATGTTACCAATATTAGTATTAGCAGTTACAAAATTACCAGTCGTATAAGTTGCTGTTGTACCAGAAAGAGTTGTTACTAAACCAGTAACAATATTACCAGTGGTAGCATTAAGAGTGGTGATAGTACCAATACCACTTGTGATTAAGTTGGTTACGACACCAGTGACAATGTTACCAGTGGTGGCATTAGCAGTTGTAAAATTACCGGTCGTATAAGTAGCAGTAGTACCTGATAAAGTTGTTACGACACCAGTTACAATATTACCAGTGGTGGCATTAAGAGTCGTGATAGTACCAATGCCACTGGTGATTAAGTTGGTAACAACACCAGTAACAATGTTACCAATATTAGTATTAGCAGTTACAAAATTACCGGTCGTATAAGTAGCAGTAGTACCTGATAAAGTTGTTACGACACCAGTTACAATATTACCAGTGGTAGCATTAGCAGTTCCGAAGTTACCGGTCGTATAAGTTGCCGTGGTTCCAGAAAGAGTTGTTACTAAACCAGTAACAATATTACCAGTGATGGCATTAAGAGTTGTGATAGTGCCAATGCCACTTGTGGTTAAGTTGGTTACAATACCAGTCTTAACATATGCTAGATCAATTGATGCGGTAGATACGGTAGCAATACCAGATACAATAAAATTAGTAACAATACCAGTTCTAATATTTGCAGTATTAATTGATGCATCAGTGTAGGTAGCAGTGGTACCAGATAAAGTAGTTACAACACCAGTTACAATGTTACCTGTTGTGGCATTAAGAGTCGTGATAGTACCAATGCCACTTGTGCGTAAATTAGTTACGATTCCAGTAACGACATTACCGATATTAGTATTAACAGTTGTAAAATTACCTGTAATATAAGTTGCTCCTACACCAGAAAGAGTTGTAATAACACCAATATCTACAATAGCGTTAGTTACATTAGCAGTGTCAAAATTACCGGTCGTATAAGTAGCAGTAGTACCTGATAAAGTTGTTACGACACCAGTTACAATGTTACCAGTGGTGGCATTAAGAGTCGTGATAGTACCAATGCCACTTGTGCGTAAATTAGTTACGATTCCAGTAACGATGTTACCTGTTGTGGCATTAAGATTTGTGATAGTGCCAATGCCACTTGTGGTTAAGTTGGTTACAACACCAGTTACAATATTACCAATGTTAGTATTAATAGTTGTGAACGTAGATATTCCTATTACATTCAGTTGGGATGTGTTTAATATTCCATAAACAGTTGCCCCAGCACCTGTAGTTTCAAATTTTGTGCTACTGCCATGATAAAGTTGTACAGATCCATTCTCAGTAGCAACAACCATTGGTTGACTATTAAGAATTAAACTAATATTTCCACCATTAGATCTAAGATTTAAAGTTCCAGGTCCTTGTTCATAAATCCAACTATCAGTTCCATCATGATAAATTTTTAAATCATCATCATCACCTAAAATTATTTGATCATTATCTCCCAATCTTATATTGCTTTGGAATGTAGCAACACCAGATACAGTTAGATTAGTTACAATACCAGAAGTAATGCTGGCAATACCAGTGGTTATTAAGTTAGTTGTAATACCAGTCTTAACATATGCTAGATCAATTGATGCTGTAGCAATAGTACCAATACCAGAGGTGGTTAAGTTGGTTACAATACCAGTAACAATATTAGCATTTGTAATATTGGTAGTAGTACTATTAAGTGTTGCAATAGTACCAACACCAGTTACATTCAGGTTATTGGTTGTCGTTAAACCACTAGAGTTAATATTTGCTACGGTTAGAAGAGTTGAACTTAAAACCTCAGTACCATCAATCTCATAAACCTTTCCAACAGCAAGATTAAAGTTTTCACTAGACTTTAATGCCGTATTAGCATGATCATATGTTAATGTATTATTAGGACCAATTTTAATTCCAGCACCATCGGCAAGTACATCTGTTGTTGCCGTTGAAGCAATACCAACGATGAAATCTGCAATTTCTACTGTTGTTGAATTGATAACAGTCTGAACACCATCAACGAATAGATCTCCTTTGATTCTAACTGATCCAGTATTATCACCAACACCAGCAGGATCAATAGTAATTTCAGAAGGACCACTGATTGTATTTTGAGTAATATTAATTCCTGTACCAAAATTACCAGTAGAAAATCTGTCGAAGGATGTTACTACTCCAGTTGAGATTATATTTTCATTTACTTCTACGTTACCAATGAACTTAGCATTCGTATTAAAAGTAGAAATACCAGAAACAATTAATCTATCGTCAATGAGTATAGTACCATCTGCAGAATCAATAGTTAGATTTCCGACAGTAGTATCAATTTCATTATCACCACTAATTCCTATTTGAACATTATCAATTGTGACACCATTATTTGCATCTAAAAGTTGACTAAAAGTTGCTATGCCAGAAACAATTAATGATGAATCAATGTTAACAAGATTATTATCCGAATCTAGGATTAAATCCCCAGTGTTGGTGTAAATTTTATTAATATCCCCAACACCAATTAAAATATTATCAATAAATGCACCCTTTTCTGCAAAAATAGTTTCGGCAAATGTTACTACCCCTACAAAATTTGAGTGCCCATCGATTGCGGCATTACGATTTACTTTTAAATCACCAAAAGTAGATATACCAGTTACAAAGGTATTACCAACAACATGAAGTTTTGACGTTGGGGTTGTTGTACCTATGCCAACATCATTATTGAGATTAATTCTTATTGCGTTTTGATTATTAGCACCTAATCCAAGTTGAATATTATCAGCAGCATTAATATTAGAAACTAAATTTTGATGCGAAAAAACTAAATCACCTTGTCCACCTGTTACAAATCTTATATTACCACCATCAACTTCAAGAGCATATGCTCCAATTTCACCTTGAGTAAGACCGATCCCAACTTTTCCAGCAGAAGTTACAACAAATGGTGTTATATCAGGATTTAAGCTATCTTCAACTACCAATGCTGGACCCGATCCAGTTTGAGTAATTCTTACAAGTTCAGAGCTGTTATTTCCACTAAAAATAGCGCCCCCAGAAACATGTAGTGGTGCTAAAGATAATGTTGTTCCTATACCAACCGAATTCAAATAATAAATCGACCCTGCACCAAAGTTCTCTGTCCAAGGTGTTAACAGGGCAATGGTTGTACCTATTGCGACACCACCAGTGTCTCTCTTCCCCCATAGGTAACCATCATAAAAGTTAAAAGCTAATTCACCTAACTGTAAATCATTTACTACAGGTCTCTTACCAGGTACAGCAGACCTTTTTAGTCTAATTGGAGTTGCCATTTATCGTAAGACGGTATTTACCTTTTTGCAGTATATACTGCATGTCTTAGACTATCCAATTAGGTTCACTATCCCCTATGGTTCGTCTTTTACAAGTATTTATTAAATACTCAACTGGCATTATTTCTTCTAGGACGATATGCAAATAAATTAGTAGGAGGATCTGGTTTCATCCATTCTTCTATTTTATCAAACCTCTCTTCACTATAAAAATCTTGTTGAACATACCATAGTTTCCAATGCTCATGTCCCTTTGACTGGTTGCAGTCATGGCAGCAACAGACTACGTTTTTTGTATTATCCATTCCACCTTTAGACTGTGGAACAATGTGGTCAATCGTAAGGTTCTCTTCTGACCCACAATAAGCACATTGATGATTCCAACTTTCTTTTATCTTTTGCCTCCACATTCGTTTTGCCTCTCCAGAACTTGTTGCGTATAAATTAAACAAGTATTCTTTTGGAGAGTGTAGAGGTCCCATAAATTACTGCGACTTATAATTATTTATCTTGGCACAAGCACCTCTTGCCCAGGCACGACTTAGACTATTGACATAAGAACAAGGTTTATTTTTTTGACCACAATGAGGACACACAGCATCTGGTGGATCTTTAATATATCCTTCTGGCGTATACACTTTGTTTTTCAAATTTTTTACTTGTTTATGTTTGCGGTGATTCATACTCTCACAGGTTCTGCTTGCCTGTCTGGTAGTTTGATCTGAGGAAGTTTTTCTGGTTCTTCGACTCTCCAAGACCCACCAACTCCACCATCCATATTCACCACAATCTCATTAGTAGGAAGTGCTTTGGGAGTTTCAATATCCACCACCTGACCCATCAAAAACTTATTGCGAGTATAAGTGCGGTTCTGTGGGTCCATCGAAACCATATACAGAGCATCTTCTTCTGCTCCACAATCTAATAGTTTCTTTCCAGTTCTCTTATCAAGAACTGAAAAATACTCTTCATTATACTTTCTCATTGTCTTGTTTCTTTTCTTTATTGTACGATACTTTGGCAGGTCTGTAAAGGTTAGGCCAAGTATCACGAATTATTTCTGCTAACTTATAAGGTGTTTCAGAAGTGATCATAGATCTTGTAGTACTGATACTATAAACATAAAAATTCCAAATGCTATGAATGAGAAGAGCATTAAGAACATAAAAAAAGGAGTTCCGAGAACTCCCTTATTTAGATTAGAGTGCATTGCCACGGGGCAAGACTTCCTCTGGGAACACAAAGTTCTCATGAGGTTGGTCAACAGGTGCCATCCAAGCACGGAGTCCTTCATTGAGTAGAATGTTCTTAGTATAGAAGGTTTCAAACTCAGGATCCTCTGCTGCTCTCACTTCCTGGGATACGAAATCATAAGCACGAAGATTGAGTGCGAGACCAATGATCCCAATAGAACTGGTCCAGAGACCCATGACGGGAACAAAGAGCATAAAGAAATGAAGCCAACGCTTATTGCTAAAAGCAATGCCAAAGATCTGCGACCAATATCGGTTAGCAGTGACCATAGAATAGGTCTCTTCCTCTTGAGTTGGTTCAAATGCTTTGAACGTGTTTGATTGGTCACTATCTTCATAAAGTGTATTCTCTACAGTTGCTCCGTGAATGGCACAGAGTAGTGCTCCTCCTAGTATACCAGCAACTCCCATCATATGGAAGGGGTTGAGAGTCCAGTTGTGGAAACCCTGAAGGAACAACAGGAACCTGAAGATAGCAGCAACACCAAAGGAAGGTGCAAAGAACCAACTGGATTGTCCCAGTGGATACATCAGGAACACAGATACAAATACTGCGATAGGACCAGAGAATGCGATTGCGTTGTAAGGACGGATGCCTACAAGACGGGCAATCTCAAACTGACGCAACATGAAACCAATCAGGCTGAAAGCCCCGTGTAGTGCCACAAAAGGCCAGAGTCCCCCAAGTTGGACCCACCTGACGAAATCTCCCTGAGCTTCTGGACCCCATAGAAGAAGTAGGGAATGACCCATAGAATCTGCAGGGGTGCTTAATGCTGCGGTCAAAAAATTACAACCTTCAAGATAAGAACTTGCTAATCCGTGTGTATAAAAACTTGTAACAAATGTAGTTCCAGTCAACCAACCACCAAGAGCAAGATATGCTGTTGGAAATAAGAGCAAACCACTCCAACCAACGAACACAAACCTATCCCTTTTCAACCAATCATCTAAAAGGTCAAACCAACCTTTTTGTTGGTTTGGAATTGAAAGTGTAGAAGAAGTCATAACCTCCTATGTATTTCTCATATTTAGTTTACAATACTTTACATAAAAGGTCAATAGGGACTTTTACTTAATGTATCTTGGGTCAATCGGTTTATCTGGGTCAAGACCTTTTGCCTCTCTATACTTTCTCCACCTTTCTTTTGATGCTTCACTCCTCCTCTTTCTTTCTTCTTCACTAACATTTGGATTTGAAGACCACCTCTTATTACCTATGAGTGATTTACTAACCTTTTCTTTGGTTTCTTCTGTATGCTTGTATCCAAGACATCTTTTATTACCTAAACCTGCCTCACCTATTTTTCTTTTATGTTCCTCACTCAACTTCATACCAGTTCTAAACTGTCTCAACTTCTCTTTACTTTCTTCTGTGTGCTTTGATTTACCTTTATGTGCTTCACTCATCTTTTGTTTGGTCTCTTCTGTATGAACTCTTCCAGTTGGGTCCATCAGCAATCTTACAATTTCTTCTTTACCAATAGTTCCTTCTAAACCTTTCCAAGCACAATAATCTTTGATATTACCATATTGTTCCCACAACTCTCTGTGTGCCTCTGCGTGTTCTTCCACAGTTAGTTCAATAAGATTAGAAGGGTCGTCAGTTCCACCCATATGTCTTGGAACAATATGATGTTTATGTTTCATTCTTACTGCTACTGTGTCTACTACATAAGTATTTATACATTATAGCACAAAAAAGAGACCCTTGCGGATCTCTCAAAAAACTATTGAGTTTTTATCAACCGATAGAAGGTGCAGTCAGAGCAACAGGAGTTGCTTCGGCAGCAGCAAGGTCAAGAGGAAAATTGTGAGCATTCCTTTCATGCATCACCTCCATGCCCAGACCAGCACGGTTAAGAACATCAGCCCAGGTGTTAATAACTTTACCCTGACTATCAACGATAGACTGGTTGAAGTTAAAACCATTCAGGTTAAATGCCATGGTGCTAACACCAAGAGCAGTGAACCAGATGCCAACTACAGGCCATGCAGCAAGGAAGAAGTGAAGTGAACGAGAGTTGTTGAACGATGCATACTGGAAGATCAGACGACCAAAGTATCCATGAGCAGCAACAATGTTATAGGTCTCTTCTTCTTGACCAAACTTGTACCCATAGTTCTGTGACTCATTCTCAGTGGTTTCACGAACCAGTGAGGAAGTAACTAGAGAACCATGCATAGCAGAGAACAGAGAACCACCAAACACACCAGCAACTCCAAGCATGTGGAAGGGGTGCATCAGGATGTTGTGCTCTGCCTGGAACACAAGCATGTAGTTGAATGTACCAGAGATACCCAGAGGCATCGCATCAGAGAAAGAACCTTGACCAAAAGGATACACCAGGAACACTGCGCTCGCAGCAGCAACAGGTGCGCTATAAGCAACACAGATCCAAGGACGCATACCCAAACGGTAGGAAAGTTCCCACTCACGACCCATGTAAGCATAGATGCCAATGAGGAAGTGGAAGACTACCAGTTGGAAAGGTCCACCGTTGTAAAGCCACTCATCTAGGGAAGCAGCTTCCCAGATGGGGTAGAAGTGAAGTCCAATAGCATTGGACGACGGAATCACAGCACCAGAGATGATGTTGTTTCCGTACATGAGTGAACCAGCAACGGGTTCACGGATACCATCGATGTCCACAGGAGGAGCAGCGATGAACGCAACGATGAAGCAGATTGTTGCGGCAAGCAGACAAGGAATCATCAGAACGCCGAACCAACCCACATAGAGGCGGTTGTCGGTGCTGGTGACCCAGTTGCAGAATTGATCCCAAGTATTCAGTTGTCGTTGTTGTGCAATAGAAGCAGCCATTTTTTTAAGCAGTTAGTAAGACCATCAGGGAAATGGTGGAGATACTATGCTCCCCGCACCCTTAGCGGGGATATGAGAGACGTTCTTATACACCCATAGGTCTCGGTTAGCGGGTGTTTGACAATATTACAGAATGTTTAAGTTCCGTAACATTTGTTTACCTATTTATCATACTACGGTTTCCCGTCCACGTCAAGCCCTGTATTCTTCCAATTTATCCAGGACTTTGTTGAGATACTGGTGTGCTAACCACTTTGGATCGTGCCCAGACTTATCCATCCATTCATTGTTCAAATCTCTTTTTATCTTAAGAACCTCAGACTTAATAATATCTTTGGTCAGGTATCCTCTGGGCATATACTAAAAAACTCTGCTCAATATTTAGAGCAGAGTTTTAATTTATATCTTATTGTTTCAAACAAGTTCGAGTTCCAACACAGAAGAACGAAGATAATTCAATACATTCTCAGGTGTCGATACTTCATATGGGTCGGTGTCCGCATTGTCACGCATACCGTCTTCCACGAAGAGTTTCTCGATGATTCCATTATCCACGACCGCAGCATAACGCCAAGAGCGAGCACCGAAACCAAGGTTAGACTTATTGACCAGATATCCCATAGAGCGAGTGAAGTATGCATTTCCGTCTGGAATGAGTTGAACTTTCTCAATGTTCTGGTCTTGTGCCCAGGCATTCATAACAAACCCATCATTAACAGATAAACAGTAAATAGCATCAATACCAAGAGCAGTAAACTCCTCGTACTTTTCTTCAAATCCAGGGAGTTGATAAGCACTGCAAGTAGGAGTGAATGCACCAGGTAGACTGAAAATAACCACACGCTTATTATCAAAGAGATTGGAAGATGTGCGAGTAATAAATTGTCCATCTTCACGGAATATGAATTCTACCTGGGGAACTTGATATCCTTCTTTACGCATATTTACCTCCATCACCATACGCCAGGAATGATTTGTCCAGTAAAGGCATAAGAGCCCATTGCGGCAACAATACCGATCATTGCTGCCCAACCATTAATACGTTCTGCTTTTTCGTTCATTGTTTTTCTCCTTGATAGGGGTGTTGTTGTTTGAGTTCAGGATTGGGTTGGGAGAAGACCATAGGACTTCTGGTTTTATTCTTGATAACAATAAAAGCGTCGTTCTGATAAGATACGGTTCCAAATGGTTTCGCCCACTTAGCATTTGCGTCTGGGTGAGTAGCAGTTCCCGTGACTGCTACACCACCAATCTCAACGCAGATTTCATCTTCACCAGTCCATTCTAATTTTTGAAGGGCAATAGAAAGTTGTCCCAACCAGTCAGCACTTCTCACAGGTTTTCTTCCTGCTCAGTGAGGATCACACAATCGCTAGTAGGGTAGGCAACACAGGTGAGTACCCAACCATCAGCAATTTGGTCATCATCAAGAAAAGACTGTTCTTCATTATCTACAGTACCACTAATCAGTTTACCAGCACAGGCAGAGCAAGCACCTGCCTTACAAGAAGAAGGAAGGTCAACACCTGATTCTTCTGCTGCTTCAAGGATATACTGATCACTTTCACACTGAATAGTGGTTTCAGATCCGTCAGGAGAACGGAGAGTAACATTGTAAGACATAACTTAATAAGTTTCTGATAATTGATTTACGGAGTGTGCCAGTAAAACGAAAAAGGCAACACTAGTAATTGTAAAGATAATTGAAGTCATTGTCAATCAATTGTCAGAAGATGCCGAAGAAGAGTTTGCCAGTGAGTGCATAAGAAATAGCACCAGCAACAATGCCGACCATTGCCCAGCGTCCATTGGTTCTCTCCTTTACTTCATTGGGGGTGAGCATCCCATAATTTTCATAATACATTGTGGGTTCTTTGGCAAACATATTTTGCTGCCCATGCTCATTCGTTGTTACAGTCATTGTACATTCGTTAAGAATTGTTACACAATTATATAGGAAAAATAAAGAGGTGTCAAGCACCCCTTTGTTCGGATATCATAACTTGAGTATAAATGCTTACTCTTCTACCTCTTGAACTGACTCTTCTGATTCATTTTTATCTTTACTAGATTTAGATATCCGATTTAAATACGGATCATAATTCATCAAATCAGAAATACTCATTTCTGCACCACGATTTTGCCAAAAATTCAATAGTGCGTCATGACTTCCTCGATGAAAAATATCAATATGTTCTGGGTGTATTGCAGAACCTAAATCAAGACGATATAGAAAAATAGGAATCGAATATGTTTTACCTGATCCAAAGATAGTATCCTCAGATACGGCTCTTGGTTTTACATTATTATCAAGTTTAAATTTTTCTTTGCGAATATGATTCTTTATAATCTTTGCTGCATGATGCCTTGTAATAAGATATGCAGCTGCTGAAAAATCATTGATAAAATAATGGTGTAAAACGACATGAATATCACCTGTACAAATAGTTGTTAATTGTACACAATCCCAATCATGTGGAAGTTTGGCAATAAAATCTTTCCAAGTAAAATTCCAAAACTTTGCAAGATCTAAAACAATATCATCTTCAAAAATAAGAGCATAATCGTCATTTGTATTTTCATAAAAATGTTTGATTGCTTTTAGATGAGACATACAGCAGCCAATTTCATTCTGAGACATATTATCAGGGGCACGACCACTTAGGTGCTCACACACATCATCAGTTCTTCCATCAAATCCAGAAATTCGAGTATGATTTTCAATTTGCCAATAAGCAAATTGAGTTTCCATATACTCACGGCGATGGGTATCACCATCTAAATTTAACCAATAAATTGGTGGAAGACCTTTTAATTTATATACTGATTTGTTTTTATCTAAGATTTCCATTATTCAAAATATTTAATAAGTTTTTCTCTATCACCTTTAATATAACTAATACATTCTTGAATATCTTTTGGAAGACTATTCCAGAGATTAGACATTTCTTCAGATGCAGAATTTTTGCTATAGAAAGTACCTAGAGGATGCTTAGCAGTATGATTGTAATCTCTTATTACAGGTCTTGTCATTAAGAATGAAATGGCATTCATAACAAAATCCCAACCCCAACCATACTTTAATTTATCTGGAGTCATGTATTGCAATAGTTTTCTATTATAAAATTCTTTTATAATGTCCGAATGAATAAACCAAACAGTTTCATCCGTACATGCTACCATCTTAATATTTTGATCTTCAGACTCAATACCATTAATATCAGTATTTTCTGGAGTATACCACACATTTTCTACATTTGGAGCATATACACCCCATTCGTATAAGTTATAATATTTTTTAGCATCATTTACTAAAGATTCCCAATTATCATATGTCGCATCACCTTGTACGTGGAAGAATACTTTTTTATCGGATCTGAATAACTCCAGTGCTTTATTAAATTGTCCACCAAAATAAGCATCATCTCCAATATCAATCCAACCTGGTCTTGTATTTTCTTCATCACTATTGATGACAGTAACATCATCAAATATTTTTCTCAATGCATCCTCAGTTGCACAGGTTTTTTTAAATTGATTTCTCCAATTAAAAATAAAAGGTTGAATATCTTTTGTACGAATTTGAGGAAATCTTTCCAAATATCCTCTGACATTAAAATCTAAATGATCCCCATGATCATTACTACTGTGCAGATCTTGATATAGAATTTCAAGAAATGGGTTCAAGATTCTTGCATAGTTTGTAATATTAGAAGATTTACCAATGATAGTTTTACACATTGATAATGTGGTTGCATCAATCAAAACTTCATCTCCAGCAAGAACTCTTTCTGGACTATTGGGTTGAGCCTGAATCGAATAATGAAGACCAGCAGAACTCATAGTACGTTGATGGTCATAATAATAAACTTTAATATTTGAAAAATAATTTTCAAATTCATCAATTATATTTGTCTGGTCTGTTGCTAAAAATATACAATCATATCCACCAGAAGAAAATTCTTCCTCTGTTGTTTTCAAATACTTTTTAACATCAACAAATTCTGTATGTCCTACACCATCAGTACCCCGATAATGGACACCTAGTGCGTTTTTATATTTTTCTACAGGTATATCATTTATTTTTTTCTGCATCCTTTCATTATAAGGAATATACTTTCGATACTTATCTAAATCAAAATCTCTAAATGAAGCCCATGGATAATCACAATCCCATCCATCTTGAGTATTAAAAGTTCTATCGGCATCATCAGAAACTTTTAGTTCATCAAACCAGTTATTTGGATTTCCATATAACATAAACATTGATGGAGATACACATACCTTTTCAAGATCTATACCTCTTTTTTCTAAGGTCCTAAAACTTGTAAGTATTGTCAGATAATTTGAAAGAAAACCTCTATGCATTCCTTCGATAAGTTTAACTTTAAATGTCATGTTTAATCACCTTTAATTAATCGATAGCTATCTTCATCAAAATGCTGTGTTGAAAACTCAAAGAGTTCAGTATCTTCCAATGCAATCATTTGATGTCTTAACCCACGGTAAATATGGAATTTATCCCCAGGTGTTAATATAATGTCATGGGCAAGTGCAATATCATCTTCGTGATAGTATTTTAAATGAATCTTTCCTGACTGTATGTAAAAAGTTTCATCTTTGAGTTTATGATAATGCCAAGAACACCTTCCCCCCTTTACAAAATAAAGAAGTTTTCCACAGTATTCTTCACAGTTTACAATCCATTTTTCAAATCCCCATCCTTTGGGGACAAACTTAATCTCCGAAGAATTCATTAGCATTCATCCCTTTGTCGTCAATGTAATAATCACCAGAGGGTTTACCTAAAACTAACTTATGATACTTACAACCCCAACTATCTAATTGATTTTTTGTAAGTTCATAAAAAGTTTTTTGTGCTAAGTCAGCACGATTACCATACCTACCCATACCTCTAGCAGTAAGATAAATGATTTGGTGTCCTTCATCATACAATTTATTTATTTTAGCAATTCGATCCGATTTTGGAATACTAGTTTCATAGTCACAATCTTCTCGACATTCTGGTTTATCACAGATTGTGCCGTCAATATCAATTACATATTTCATAAACATCTTGTTTAGTTAGCACATGAGTTCCAAAGTTTTGAACAGCAATTGATGCTGCTTTATTTGCATAAGGTATTGCTTCTTCTATTCTACCATACTTAAGAAAAAAGTAAACTAGTGCTGAAAGAAATGTATCCCCTGCCCCGACAACATCAAATACGTTTACTTTTTTTCCTGGATAATTAACTCCTTCATATTCTGCGCCATTTGATCCTTTTGTAATGATCAAATTAGTATGTTTACTTTGAAGACGTTTTGATTCATCTTCATTAATTTTGATATAACAATTTGATTCTGGTAAATCAGTTTTTTTACTATCAACAAATACTGGGCATTTTGAATTAAAAACAATCTGAAATAACTTTTCTTTTGTAATAAATCCTTTATCATAATCGGATATTACGATTGCATCAAAATGATCTTGAGGTAGATCATACTCCATTGGTTTAATCACACCTTCAGTATCAACTCTTAAAATCTGATGATTATACTTTTCATCAATGTACCTAGTCTTTATAATCTTCTCCTGATTAGTAAGCATATAAACTTCTATACCAAAAGACATGAGATTTTCTCTCACGTTCCAAGCCATGCCCTGTCGTATTTCTTTTCTATGAAACTTAAGAATTGGAACTGGTGCTTCTGGGTTTAATCGTTCACATACTCCATAGACATATTCGTCTATACAACTATCCCCTATCAATAATACTTTGAATTGTTTTTGTTGTGGCATAATCACCTATTCTATCAAAGAACATAAGTTTTGTTGCATAGTGTGATCCTATAACAGGTTTTCCTCTCCAATCGGAGCCTACAATCATTATATCAGGTTTAAAAGATTCTATCATAGATTCCAATTCATTGTCAGTTGAAAAAAACTTTACTTGATCAACTGCTTTTAAATTTTCTAAAAAAAATTTTCTTTCTTCTTGATTATATATTGGTCTTGTTGGTCCCTTCTTTTCTTTGACTCTTTCATCAGTATCAATTCCAACCAACAAAAAATCTCCTAAACTTTTTGCATAATTTAAAAGTTCTAAATGACCTCGATGTAGAATATCAAAGGTTCCGTTTACAAAAATATTCATATCAGTGTTTAAAAATAACCAATAAACCCCTATGGCATCTTTCACCAGGCAAAGTAGATTTATTAAAAAGTTTATGATGAATGCTTTTCTCTTGACACTTTTCCAAAATCTCAACTAAGTTTGGAAAACTTCCTTCGATTTCTGGAAAAATATTCACATCATGATAAATTAATATGCCTTCTGGTAGAAGTAAATTTTCATAAACATATTCAAACCATTCATTAGTATGGTGATGATCTGCATCAGACATTATAAAATCATACTTATCTTCTGTAGAAAAAACAAAATCCTTTTCATCAGAAGTTACTATATTAATTTTATCAGAATACTTTTCCTTTACCTCATTTGGCATGGAAAATCCAAAGTCATACCAATTATCAACAAGAGTATACTTAGGATTATTTTGATTAAACTCGATTGAATTTAAAATTTGATCCGTGACTCTTCCACCACCAATTCCAAGTTCTAAAATATTTTGTGGTTTATGAGCTGCAACTAATCCACCAATCGCATATGCATGAACTAAATCAATTTTTACACTTTCATTTTGACCGAACATTTTAATCTCCCACGATAGAACGAATATGGTCAGAAACTTCTTCAGAAACTATACTATAAATCCACTGATACTGATCACCAACTGGTTTAATAGTCTCCATAGTTCCAACACCAGCACCATGAAGAATACTAGTTCTTAATGGTTGACCAGTAATGGGATGATCAATAAAAATTTGATCGTCTTTTACATACAAAGTTTTCCAACTTTCACAATGATCAGTTTGTCCCCAAGTATTAACTATACCATAAGTAACGCCTGATCCCTCCCTATCAATAATTTCACTAGTATACTTATCTTTAGCATGAAAAATATGATTCCAAGTATCTTGCTCATTACGAATTAATGGCCATGGTTTAAATGTAAAAGTTCTACAATCACTTTGTTCTGCAATAAACTTATTGAATTCTAACCATTCGTACCAAAACTGTTTGTCATTAGAAGCAACAAATCCAGCATTAACAAAATCAGAACCACCAATCATCCCACCATTTCCATATGGTTCATAAAAGGGAACGACACATGGTTGAGATGCTCCTGCTTTACCAAAAAAATTATTGTTTCTAACACCAATAAGTTCTTTATCAGATTCAATAACTTTGTCAAGACTTCCAATACAGACACAATCAGCATCTAGTAAAATAATCATGTCATAATCTTCGACATAAGGAAGACAAGTAATTACTTTTATCCAATCTTGATACTTAACTTTTTCTGATAACAACCAAGAATTTTCTTTTTTAATTTTTTCAGTTTGTTCAGAGTCAACAATATAAAAGTCAATCTCTGGATGGAAATAGTTAATTGATTTTTTTAATTTTTCTGGTTTTAGATACACTGCATAGTCATCAGTACACCAAGTTACAGCTGCAATCTTTTTCATTTTTTAAAAGGGTAATCAACAACTGACCAACGGTTACCACCAGTTGTCCAGCAATTTGTTTGAGTGATATTGTTCATACGAATATCATGATAAAAGAGTTTTGGTTTAATCTTCATACAAACACTATCAACTAAACAGAAGAAACTACTATTAACACAATGTATTTCTTTTGCGTTCTCAATTAATTTCATATAAGACAACATATTAGTTGTTTGACCAACTTTGATATCGATTACTTTTATATCTGGAACGGAACCTATTTGGTTTCTTCTCCAGTTCCAAAGATCAATTGGATAATCTTCCTCTGCACTGGAATTCCTATGCACAATAATATAGTCTTTTTCAGATTCTGTCAACTTATCATAAACTTCATCAACTCCAGGTATCTCTTTTGGAAGAATAAATTTTTCATATCTTTCTTTAAAAAGAATATTTGCTTGTTCATAAAATTGTCTATCAAAATTAACTGCAAAAAATTCTGCTGGACTATTTACTCTTTGCAATTTTCTATAATAAACATTTTCAAACCCAATTCTAGTTACTGGCCACTCTTTTTCTTTGGCCCATGGAAACATTTCTTGTTCTAAAGTTGCCCAATCATCATTAAAAGGATGAACAATTATATTCTCAAAGTCTTGGTAGAGACAACTTATCGTTTCATAGTATCTTTTATGACATGGAAGATGAAGTCTTTCGCACAGTTGCTCGGCATAAATGTGAACAATTGCATTACAAATAAAATGATCACCTAGAGAAGTATGGTGATGAAAAACTAGATCAGGAATTTTTTTCATTTTACTATGCACGTAGATTGTTCATGAACAGTTCTTGTAATCCATTCATATGAAGTTTTTGTTCTTTCGCAATATTCTAACCACGCTTTAATCTCATGATCTCGAAATTCTGGATAATTATAAATCTCATCAAAAGAAATCACCGTTCCAGATACAATTTGATTTTCAAGTTTATCTAAAACATATTTTGTAGAAGAATACAAGTCGGCATCCAAATGCAAATAAGCAACTGGTTCAGAATGATTTTCTAAAAATTCTTCTAGAGTATCTTGAAATAACCCAACTACCAATTCCACATTGTCACGAACAGTTGGAAGATTTCCATTTGTACTATACATACCCTTTGGTTGATGATTGCCCCAATCTTCAGGTAATCCTAAAAAACTATCAAAACCATAAACTATATTTGAAGTTTGTGATGAAATAATATTAATTGTAGTTCCAGAACAAACTCCAAATTCTAACCACAAACCATCATTCTTTACATGAGTTAAGGTATTAATAAAGTATTCATGTGTCCATTGTAGGGGAGAAAGTGATTCTATTTTTGCTATTTCGGAATCTATAGTATTCATGTTAAAACTCCATGTTCATTAAATTGATAAACGTTTTCAAGATTTCCTCTATAAAGATTAGTAAACATTGCAACATTGCCAGTATGATTGACAAGATATTTACATTTAGATACTACTCTAAATGCGGCATCACACCATTGTTGCCAATCTATAGAGTCTCCACCATTGTTTTCTATTATTTGCCAGATAACAGTATTTGAAGTTGTTGATGGAGTCTCTTCAAAAAATACTAATTTATCTCCTAATACAGAATGAAAATATTGAATTACTTGAGTTTGATCTGTCTGCAGTAATACTTTAAAATCTGGATTTTCATTTAAAATATTTTTAACAACAGAAAGATATGCTTCGGGAGAAGCTAAAGTAAGTTCTGTTCCTTTATCTGTTCCTCTATAAGAAACAGATATTGTTTTTGATGGATCGATCTGATATTTATTTTCTAAAAATTTTATTCTTTCACTAACAACATCATTAGGATTAAAAAACCTGTTTATAATTTTGGTATAAGTTTCAAAATCATATATCTCGGGTTGATATTTATTAGAGTCGGGAAGATCTATTTGTTTAAAAAGATCTAAAGATTGATCTGCATTTATTTTATGAAAATGAGGATAGATGTCTAGATTTGGATCTTTCTTAAAATGCCTGAACCCCAAAGAATAATCTATTCTATCAGGAACAATACCATGACGCATAAGAATAAGTAGAGAATTGAAGACTTGAAATTGATTGGAGTAAAACCCACAATTCCAAAGACAATACAATTCATTAACTTCTGGATGTGCTAATAAATCACACCCAGCAAATCGACCCGTAGTTCCAGAAGCAACTACATATTTACAATTATGTAACCTCATTATGCTCCAACAATATAATTGCGAAGTTTATCCTGATCAACACTAATTGGGAAGCAAATCAAATATCCTTCTTGAAGATATGACTCAACGATGACATGCGTTTCATCTAAAAGTTCATAGACAAAATCTAAACTATCTCCACCGTGAAGTGCTTTGTTTTCAAAATTACCATTTTCATATGGTCCTTCTTGATAAATTCTAATATCATCGATAACAATAATATCATTACTTACATCTCTTTTTTGACAGATGATTCTCAACTCACCTTCTAAAGGTATTTTAATATAGTCTGGATCATCTTTTATAACTTCACGATTATAAGCATCACGATAAGAATCTGGAAAATGAGCATCTAAGAAGAATAAGGTCGGTTTTTCATCTAGTTCATCAAGCACTTTTGGCAATTCATCATGACTATTACCATGATGCATTAAAACATTAGTGTTATCTTTGAAATAAGTTACTGCTTCATTATAAATTCTATCTAGAATTTCAATAGAATGCATTTTTAAATTTTCTATCTTAAGACGAGAAACTTGAAGTAAAGAATTCTGACCGTAAGAATCTAAGATTCCTCCAGTTCCAGTTTCGACATAATTTTGAATTTTGAAATCTTCAAAGGTAGATTGAAGATTGATTGCATTTTGTAGTTTTGCCATTTTATTATTAATTAATTTGAGAGTTAATCCAATTGTAAGTCTTGCTAATTCCTTCTTCAAGAGATTGAGAATAATCCCAACCAAGTTTTTCACGAATCAAATCATTATTTGAGTTACGACCACGGACTCCAAGTGGACCAGGAACATGATTCTTTTCAACTTTCTTGCCAGCAACTTTAGCAGCAATATCCACAAGTTGATTGATAGTTACCATCTCTTCTGATCCAATATTCACAGGACCAGTGAAGTTGGAATCCATCAATCGACGAGTTGCTTCAATACACTCATCAATATAAAGGAATGAACGTGTTTGCTTTCCATCACCCCACACCTCAACAATTCCACCCTCTGAGGGAAGTTCTGCCACCTTACGGCACATTGCAGCAGGTGATTTTTCTTTACCACCTTTCCAAGTTCCTTCTGGACCAAAAATATTATGATAACGAGCAATTCTAACTGGAATACCATAATTGCGATAGTAAGCAAAATATAGTCGTTCAGAGAAAAGTTTTTCCCAACCATATTCACTATCAGGTCCTGCAGGATAGGCATCATTTTCTTTCAATCCAGGATTTTCTGGATCCATTTGAATGTGCTCTGGATACATACAAGCAGATGAAGAGTAGAAAATTTTGGTTATATTTTTGCCACACTTATCATTTATATTTTTCACTGAACGAAGAACATTCAAGTTGATTGATGCGGAGTTGTTCATAACATCTGCATCATGATCTCCAGTAAAGATATACCCAGCACCTCCCATATCAGCCGCAAACTGATAGATCTCATCAAAGACACCGATATATTTAAAAGGTATAGATTTAAAATAGTTGTTTCCATATCCTTTAAATTCAACAATCTTATCTACAAAGGTTTGATCTGTTAAATCACCACAAATAAATTCATCTGCTTCTGTGACGGAATACTCTGGGTTTTTAAGATCTACACCACGAACCCAATATCCTTCGGAACGTAATCTGCGGACCATATGACTACCAATAAAACCACCAGCACCAAGTACAAGTGCTCTTTTTGTATATTGACTCATAAAATCATAAACTCTATATTATGTATTATACTAAAAAAGGTGGGTTTATGCAACCCACCTTCACATGCTCAGGCTCGCCACTTGCCCTTTGACTGGAGGCAAGAAACCAGGCGGGAGAGAGTCCCATCCGCACCAACTGCCCTTGAGAGAGGCAGTAAACTCAAATAGGGTCATATTTGACTCCACCACTTGGTTTTAAGAAACCAAGAAAAGTTGGGTTAACTTTGATATCTCGGTAATACCAAAGAATGCTATTAGAAATAGCACGTCCCAAAGTTTGAGTTTGATAGCAAAAGGAATGCCGAATAGTCCTCCAACAAACTTTATTATCAAACCACTTTTAAAATCTCCCCACAACATAACTTGATAACCAAGTAAAAGGAGGAAGTTCCCAAGATACCTCAGGACACTTGTTTTAGACATAAGGGGTTTGCTCCCGACCAGGGTTTTTAAAGACTCTCCATGTCTTCAAAATCATCATCTTTTACATAACAAGGAACTCGATCTGGATCTAACCAACAAGTATAATCAAAGTCTTCCATAGCAGTCATTAATTGCATCTCATTATCACAGAGATACATATCACGATACCTACCAGTATAGGAATCTACTTTTTGAATACGACAATCGGGTTTGCCGTTGATTTCTAAAGTACCAACCTGAACATAACGATAGGGAAAACGTTCCATAAGAACGGTTGGTTTTCTTACAACTTTCATCATACTTCGACTGCTTCAAGATCACTGGCGACATACTCCATAAGCATTTCGTAGTCGTCAAGGGGGTCACCAGAAAATACTACTCCTTCGTTTTCGTAGAAACGACGGACCTTTTTATAAAGTTTCGGATTCTTTACATCAAGGTAGATTTCCCCGTTAGCAGCAGATTGAAGAGTGCTAACATCTTTTTTGAACTTTTGAATCAGAGACATTGTTTTGAGTGTTGACCTATGTATTATAAGGTGTTGAGACTTTTGTGTCAAGTGTGCCAGTGAAGTAACTGGCAATCGGAATGATAGGATTCGAACCTACGGCATCCGCCTCCCAAAGACGGCGCTCTACCAAACTGAGCTACATTCCGTTGGTGTACGAATATTATACTACTTCTTGTGTCCCCTGTCAAATGGTGCCCAGTGTTGCCAGTTGTATTTATGAATTGCCCAGATACCCATAATAGGTACTACAATCAAAGCATAACTCATAATACCAAGAGTAACAGGATTTTCTAATACCCATCTAGAAAAATGCCCCATCAGTATCCTCTCCAAGTTTTAAACTCATAGTAAAAATATTGATCAAGAATTGTATTATCCAATGGTGCATTTTCTTTTCGATATGCCCATTCGACACAGAAGTCTACAATTTTGTGATCGTGTAATGAACTATGTCCCCACATTCTTACAAATGCAGAGGCAGCAAAATGATACCTCTGTTTAGTGTGCGGTTCCATTTCCCTTATAATCTTTGGAGTCATAATATCCTTCTTTTGTCCCGAAGTAAAGTGTTGATAAAACGAAAGGGATTGCGACGAAAGATAATGCGATACCAAGCATAATAGTTTTTCTCGAATGTTTGTTCTGATAATGCTATGAGAGCAATGAGTCTTTGAGTATCATTCATACCATCTCCATTGCTCTTGTAAGTTCAATATAATGATTCATTTCATCCACTGCGATCTCTCCGATCTTTGTATCCTCTGGATGATCCCAGAAGTAGTCTAGATAGGTCTCTGTAGCATGAAACTCAATGCCAGCATTCAGGTGATAAGCAGAAACGGGAGCATTAAAATAATAACCCACCAGAATCCAATAATAGATGAGAACCAAATGATAAGCGAAAAAGCGATCAACCCAGCGATCTGCTCCACCACGATACTCCATTTCGATGAGGTGTTCGGTTTCATTGATTGTTTGTGCGAAGTGCTCTTTCATCAAATAATAGTGTGATAAATCTCGGAGACCTAATGACTCTTTGAGATGTAACACACTGACGAAAGCAAAGTATGGTGCTCTAGCGATTGTTTCTAGAACCCAAAATCTTTCAATAGGTAAGTCACGGTATAAAAAGTCAATGATTGCTACCGTGACTGATAGAAATAAATCATTGAGTTTTTTCATGCAAATACTCCTGGAACGTAGTCTATTCTTTCACGAATCTCATCCAGAATAACTCCATACTCTCTAAACCTTCTGTCTCCTGCGATGAAACGTCTCTGTCTCATCCAAATAGCATCTGCTAAAAGTTGCAGTTCATAGTCTGAAAAATCTTTAAATCGTTCCATATAATCTCCTATGTTGGTAATACTGGTGTCGAACCTGCTGATGATACTAGTGGTGACTTCAGTATTTCGTATTTTAAATAAACAACAGTATCAACCATCCACCAAAATGCAATAGTACATAAAAAGATAGTTAAAACTGTCGTAGCAATACTAAAAGCAATGTGTGTTTTATCTTTTTTGATATGAGTAATTACAGCAATTGCCATAATTAAAACAAGAATCTCATATGTAATAAAGTTGTAATAAGTCATTGTGGATATGCGTTATTAAGTCCCCATACAATGAAGCATATAATCGCACCAAAAACAGTTAGTGTGCTAAAAACTAAATTACTGTTCATTAAAAATCTCCTCCATCTTTACGTCCGTACATATAACCTATGACAATTCCAGATAAAAATACAACAAAAATTAAAAGTTGCTTAGTTAGAAAATCAATAAGTTCCTGCCACTCCATAATCATCGTCTTCGTAAGTAGATGGTTCTTCGAAGAGTTCATCCATTTTTTGTTGTAGAACTCTTTCCTGTAGTTCGTGCAAATCTTCTTCCGTTAAAACTATCATTTGTCCTTTAATAGTTCCTCTACTCTTTTACGCATATTGGTGCTATCTTGTTTGAGATAATCTCTCAAAGAATATCCACAATGACCACGCATAATACAAGTGCCTTGATAAAACATCGTGGCAGCAAAAACCAATAGAAAAGCAATACCTATTATTTCAGGGTAATGTTGAGCCATGGTAGTACTGGTGGAATAACACCTATCAACCTTAGAAGTCCTTCAGCAAATAAAGCAAGAACCACCCAACCAACACACATAGAAATAATGGAAGCATTCCGATTGTGCTGTCGTATAGCAGCATCGATCATCTCCTTTACTTCCGTGCGGGTTAAATAATCGTCGTCAAAAGGCTCCATCATTTCTCATCTCCAAGAAACTTTGCAAGAGGATCTCTCCTGTGTTTTACTATTTCAACTGCTCTCTTGTAGAACATATTGTCTGTGTTCCCAGAGGCTTCAAATGTTGCCTTGATCTTCACCCAATTATCGTAGGTGTGCTGATCCATAGGGTTAAAGTTGATTACTACTAGTTATGCTAGTGAGTACTTTTACTTTGTCAACTATGTGTTGGTTTCAAGAAAGTGATTAAGACAATCTTAAATTTTGTCATATTTGTAAACGGAAGGTGGGAGAGTCGAACTCCCAAGGGCTTTAACACCTCAACTGTTTTCAAGACAGGTACCGTCGCCAATCGGTTTGACCTTCCAAAAAGTCCTCAACGGACTTCAAAATCTAAACGTTTTACTTTACGTTGTCTTCTTGCCTCTTGCCAGGCAATATCTTCAGTAGTAAGGACACCAGACTTTGCTTTATTGTAATAGGAGTTTAACATAACAACAGATGATAAGTCAACTGCCGAAATCTTATCACCACGAATAGTTGCCATATTGGGGCAGCCGCACGTCACAGTTTTATTCTGATGCCCCTCTAATTCCTTGCCACAGGAACGGCATCTGATTCTTAAGTTTTCCATTGTATTAAATTACTCAGTAAATGACCTTAACATCCAAATAAACTTTCCGTGTGCTTCATTTAAATCATCAAGAAGGTTAACTGTTCCTCTTGATCTTTGATTTTCTGCTTCTATTGAGGCAGAATCAAGTATAGTAACAATTTTTTTATGATCATCAAGCAAATCACGAATCATTTCCATTGAAGAAATATTTGTTTTTGCTTCAGAAACTTGAGAAACCTCTAGCACTCTTGAAAAAGAACTAATTGGTTTAACACCTAAAAATCTCATATGTTCTGATATACGATCAATCTCTTCTTGAACAGCAAGATACTGTTCACCAAACAAATCATGAATCTGTTTAAAGTCTTCACCAACAACATGCCAGTGATAAACCCACGTTTTCTGAAATAGTAAAAAGAGCGATGCTTGCGTATCACTCAGAAGTTTATATAAGGATTCCATTATACTTCTTTTTGAAAGTATTTATAAGTGGGTGATGACGGGATTGAACCGCCGACCGCCTCGGTGTAAACGAGATGCTCTACCGCTGAGCTAATCACCCAATAAAGTTAGAATCTTCCCATCATATATTCTACAGTGTTTGCTACATCATTCATAGCATCCCGTAGGTTTTCCCGTTGACCTGACTCTTGCCTGACTACAGGACGATGGTCATCTGTAAGAGTCCAACGCCACTGCTTCATATCAGCACAATACCACAAATTAATTTTCATTCTTGAAATATTCTAGTTCAATCCACCGAAGAAGAGTGTTATAAGCATAGATTGATGCATCTGTGCAGTTGTCTTCTTTTAATCTATGGATATAAAATTCAAGTGCCTCAATGACCATTTGACGGTCTTGTTGGGAAATAAGAGACATAAACCTCCTAACTTGTTATCTATAATACACTAAAAAGGGGGGTCTTGTCAACCCCCCCCTCTATGTATTAATCTTTTCTTTGTGGTTTATTACAAATATTACAATAATATGAAAAACCAGTTTTAAAGTGCTTTATGACTTGGAAGTGGTCTTTGTCCAAAGGTTTCTTTTCACCACATTTGGAGCATTCCCGATATTGGATATCCATAAAGTTAAGAATAGGTTAATAAAAATCCCCCTTGCGGGGGATAGGTATTATCAGAATGTAAACTTGGTCTGGATTACGCCACCCCAGTTATCAGAGGCATTCTTGAGTCCCTGATTGTTGGTAACATAAAGCAGAGCAGGAGTCACGCTGATGTTATCGCTAACTTTGTAACGATAGAAGATCTCAAGCATCTGAGCCTTCTCAGAGAGACCCTCAGCATTACCAGGTTGACCGAAAGCAACACCAGCGG